CTTTTTTGTATTATCTTTGAAGTATAATTAAACACATAGATATTATGAGTGTAACTACACAAACCCAAGCAAAGGAAGTGGTAAACAATGTAACCAACTACCTAAATTCATTCAGCAACAAGAACAAAGAGTTTATCGCTGAGATGAATCGTGAACACCGAACTTTACAACAATCCTTTACTAAACTCTGTATGGAGTGGTTGGAGAATTGTGCGAGCGAGGAGTATAACTTTGACGGCAGAAACGAAGCAAGCCACAAGGTTGCCAGTGAAATGGTGGAAGGCTTTCGTGATGCCAAAGGAACAATGAGTAACCCAAGTGAATGGTTACCTTGTATCTAAAGATTCTTTTTTAATCGTGAATACGATGAGGGGATGCAGAAATGTATCCCTTTTTTTATTTTAAAGAAATCGATCAATTTATTTGCGTGGTAAAGTTTTTTACATTATCTTTGAAGTAACAAATTAAACAAGATGAAAGTATTAAACAGAGACGAGATGATGACATGGCTTACTAGTAAAGGAGTTAATGTTATCGGCACCACCGAAGAATTTTATGGTGAAGGTGATGGTAAGGGTATTTGGGTATCAGGTGAAGATAGTCCTTTGTTTAGTTACTATCGAGAAAGCTGGTACAATTCACATGGGGTTGAACCCAAACTGAATGAACAAACCGAAAAGCGTGGTTGGTATTATGAATGGCATGATGCGGGCACAATGATGATTTGGCCAATATAAAAAATAATTTACAAAAAACTTGCATGGTAAATTTATTTACGTTATCTTTGAAGTAACAAATAACAATTAGACATGAATATAGTAGATTTTTTACAAGCCAAACCAAAGGTTAGTTACCGCTACGAAGACGGCACAACCAAAGAGTGGGGGTATCGCTGGAGTGGTATGTTCGGACAAGGATATTACCGATTGACTAAGAACGGACGTAGACACCCAATGAGTTATTTCAGGGTTGCCCAACAAGTGTACCATGACTACATGGACGGCTATTGTAAGTTGGTGGAAGAAAAAATAGTTGCAAAATAATCCATAAAAAATTTGGTTAGTAAAGTTATTTACATTATCTTTGAAGTAACAAAATAAATAAACACAATATGAACAATCCATTTTCAAGACCGCAAGCGGGAGCCTACAAACCATATTTGGTAGAGGCATTAAACAAAGTAGGTAGAACCACTGAAGCAGATGAGTTCGCCAAAGGTAATATGAAGCTTGCAATCTTGTCAAGTGTTACGGGTGGAGTAAGATTATTCCCCGAGTTGAATGAAGTTTGCGCCAACGCACTTAACGAACTTGACACAATTGATGAGAATGTGCGCTACTACTTTTGGGGCTTAGCCAACGGACAATTCGGAGTCGCTTCTAGCAATGGTGCCTACGTATACGACCCGACCGATATCAAAGCGGTTGAGTACGTAAAAGAACAAGTTGAGTTGAGTGACAATGAAGTCATCCAACCCTTCTTTACAAACTAAGGAGTTTTTGTTTTACTCATTTATATTATTTGTTTAATTGGGAAGTGGGGCCTTAGGGTCCCATTTTTTTTTGTAAATAAATTTGGTTGGTAAAGTTTTTTACATTATCTTTGAAGTAACAAATTAAACAAGATGGAAAAAAAGAATCAATTTCAGGAAAGAGTTTTGTTCGAGAGAACCGAGAACTTAAAGTTAGTTAAGGTAAGAGATTTAAGACCTTACTTTATCGTATCACTTTTGGTAAACATTGTTATCATCGCAAGTTCATTTGATAACAACCAAAAAACAATCGTTAAGTATAAGACAATCTTTAAGGATAAGGTTGAGCAAGTTGCAGAGGTTATGAGTGTGAGCGATATTGAATTAACCGATGAGGCGATACTTAAAGAATTGATCGAGCAGGATTGTGTGTTACCTAACGTGGCGTTGGCACAATTTAAGATTGAGAGTCAACATTTCAAGTCAGAGATTTGTAAGGAGAATAAAAACATCGCTGGTATTAAAACAAGTCGAAGTGAGTACGTTATCGGGAAGAATAGAAACCATTGTTCTTATGCAACCTATCGTGATTGTATTAGAGACTACATTCGTATCCAAAACCGATACCTTGAAAACATTGACGGACGTTACGCAGAGGACGGACAATATGTTGCCTTGGTAAGAAAAATGTAAAAAAGTTTGCTTGGTAATTTAATTTTACTTATCTTTGAGTATAATTAAACAAAAGGAGTTATGAAAAAGTTAGTGTTATTACTTGGCTTGGTGGTATCAATGAATGCTTTCGGTCAAATGAGTGCGGATGGTACGGTTGAATATATCGGTCAGGATGAAAACAATTATCCAATCTATAAGACGCATAAGCCATACGCAAACACAAGTGCGAGAATTGGAATCAGTTTGGTAACAACGGGAATCAGTGCGATTATTGTTCATATCTTTGTTGATAGAAAGAAAGAGAAAGAACAAGCGGAGAAGGAACCTTTAATACAGAAGAACGTGGAGATTTAAAATCCACGTTTTTTTTTTGTAAAAAATTTGGTTGGTAAACTTTTTTGTATTATCTTTGAACTATGCAAAACAAAACAAGATACGATGTGATTAGTCCCGATGGGTTCTCAATCCACCACAGCGACACCTACGCAACCAAAGAGGATGCGATGAATGCTTTTCACGATTGGAAGAAAAGATTTCAAAGTCAAGGGTATTATTCATCCAACAACGGAAGAATCCCTTTGAATGAATTGGAAAACCATTGTAGAATTATAAAAGTAGATTAAGATGAAAAACTATCATGTAACGGTTATGTCAATTGACCCCGATGACCACTATGGTCGTGAACAAGGTGATGACCACCAAAAGTATGGGTTGAGTGTTCAAGCGAACAACGAAAGAGATGCACAAGATAAAGGTGCGGAGAAGTTCAAGAAACAACATCCAGGTTTACCAATCTTTTGGGTAAAAGTTTTTGAAGAATAATTTGGTCAGTAAAGTTTTTTACATTATCTTTGATATAACAAATTAAACAAGATGAAAAAAATTATTGCTTTTTTTAAACGTGGGTTCGAGGACTTGGGTTACGCTTACTACAACCAACTTTATTTATATGACTGCAAACTTTATTTGGGTTATGTAGTTGTAAGAAACGAGAGGTTTTTTTGGATACCAACATACACACGTGTAGCGGTTTGTTGCGACAAAGAGGAATTGGATCAAACTTTAAAATTATTGCGAGAAAATTAGGTCGGTAAACTTTTTTACCTTATCTTTGAAGTATAACAATTAAAAATAATAAGATGTATAATTGGAGATATTATCGCATATTAAGTTATGTTTGTTTTTTCATTGCGTTGTATTTAAGTTACAAAGGTAATGATGCTGGGTTTTACGAATACTTTGGTATTGCCTTATTCTTTGAACTTAAAGACCACCTACAAAGAATTGAAGAAAAGATTGATTAAAATTTGGTCGGTAAACTTTTTTTCATTATCTTTGAAGTAACAAATTAAACAAGATGAACGAAGCAGAACAATTAAAGCACCGCCTTGCAATGATCGAGGATGACCTAAAAGTTATTAGAGCATTTGTCTATGAGCAGGGGTTGAATGAAACATTCCAAAAACCAACACCAATGGCTGACGAATGTTGGACACACCTAAACAATATTGATATTGCTTGCGACCTATCAAGTAATGAATGTTTAAGTTGGAAATTATTTGCAAAATAATTTGGTTGGTAAAGTTTTTTATATTATCTTTGAAGTAACAAAAACAATTAGACATGGCAACATTAGAACAAGCAATCAGAAAACACCGCACAATCCTTGCAGAGTACAATCCATTTAATATGGAAGATGAGCTCGAAGCAGAATGGTATTGGGATGACTTCATTGATGAAGTTAAAACAATGATGAAGAAGATGCGTACAAAGAAATTCTTTGCGTATGGCTTATCATTGACTTGGAGAAACGTTGCAGGGTACACCGAATTTGAAACGGATAGCGCAAGAACATTGGTGAACAAGTTAACACCGAATAGCGAATTTTCAATCAAGTTTTTGGCTACCGAAAACAAAGGTATCATTGAAGTAATTATTTCGCACCACGATGCACCTACGGGGGAAACAATGTACCTTATGAGCCAAACAATGGAGAAGAAGCAAGGAATAAAAGATAAATATTTTTCATAAAAAACTTGCATGGTAAATTTATTTACCTTATCTTTGAAGTATCAAAACAATTAAAGATGGCAACAAAATCACAAGACATTAAAACAGCAATCGGATTAACAATCTACAAAGGGGATTATGAAGGTGCTCAATGGACTATCACTGGTAATCCAAAGGCAGAGGTAATCGGACACGAATTTGAGGGAGCATACGACTTTGAGGATTGTATCAAACGCAATGTAAATTGTAGCGGGATAGAGTTCGATAGTGAGTATTGTCAGTTTTGGGCATACGCAAAGACAAAGGCAAGATTGGTTAGTTTTGGTAAGCAGATTGATAAGCACTTTGCAAAGGCGAAAGCGATGACAGAAAAAATGTATTAAAAAGTTTGCACAAGAACTTTTTTATACTTATCTTTGAAGTAAGTAAAAAAAATAAATAGTCGGGTGGCGGTTGGACGCACAGCAATGGGATAACGCCCTACTGAAGTTACAGGTTCGAATCCTGTCCTGACTACAAAAAAATTAAAGTTATGTTAAACAGAGGTCATTTAGAAAATTGTTACAAAGAATATTGTAAACCAAATAGAAGACTTCATGTTGGTATATATTTGGGTTATATGGAAGCATGTCTTGTCCAATTTGGTGTGATAGAAAGTAAAAACAATGGGCTTGCAGATTACGCTAAAAAAACTAAAAAGAAGGGATGGTTTCGTGAATACGAAGAAATAGAGGATAGACATCAAACTATTATTCGTTTAGTAAAAGAGTATTTAGGGAAATAAAATAATAATACAGTCAAGTGGCGGAATTGGTAGACGCAATGGTATGTTAAATGAGGGATTTCTCCTAAACCGAACCCTAGTATTAGGGCTAACCGTTGGAGTTTAAAATTACAGGTTCGAGTCCTGTCCTGACTACCCAGACGATTTGATACCCCTTTACGTCATTAAATAATAAATTAGGTTGACAGCTTGGAAAGACAGGTATTTCTTATTAAAAAGTTTGCACAAGAACTTTTTTATACTTATCTTTGAAGTATCAAAACAATTAAGCAATGGAAAATTTTAATCAAGTATGCGTTTGGGAAGGCACAGTTGTCGGAGCAAACGAAGTAGGAAGCTTTGAGAATTGGGTTCAGTTAGAGTTCGGAGTACGAGCAAAGTATTCGGAAGAAGTATTAACCTTACCAACACCAGGTGTAGAGGGAACAGGTGGAAGAAATGATTTGTTCTTTCGTATCCACGATGAGGACGTTCAGAAGTTCTCAATAGCACGTTTGGTTTATGGTATCCGTTGGTGGGAAGATGTTTTGGGCAATGGTAATGGAGAATTGTACCCACAAGAAATTTTGGAAAAATATCCAAAAACTTGGTAAAAAAGTTTGGTGGGTAAATAAATTTGTTTTATCTTTGTGTTAACAAAACAAACAAGTATATGCAACAAATGATTTTAAACATCAGAAAGAAAATGGGGTATGTTCCGATGGAGCAGTACCTACAAGAAAAAGAAGACACTCAAATCACAAGCATTAAAGATTTTGAGAGGGTTATTCACATTTTAAGTTCATCTATACACGAAGGTCATATAGCAACGGCTGACCAATGTTTCGAGGTGTATAAGAACAAATGGAAGGGTTTATCTACGGAGATAATGTCTTACAATACTTTAATCTTTCAAAACGAAAGAGAGAATGTGTTGAATAGATTTCCGAAGATTGAAGAGCGTGTTGAGTTGTTGCTGACTTAATACTTGTTTAATTGTGAAGGAAAGGGGAGCGAAAGTTCCCCTTTTTGATTTCATTTATTTTGTAAATAAATTTGGCGGGTAACTATTAAAAACATACCTTTGTACTATGAAAACGGAAGAGAAAATTGTGGAAATTAATCATAAATTAGATTTGATTAATGATAGAGTTTGTGAGATTAAAGGTGAGTTGACTACACTTGATTTCCAAATGGAGTTAAACAAAGTTGATGCGAGGTTGTATCGTATGAAACGCAAAACCTTAATGTATGAATTGGAGTTATTAGACAAGAAGGTCGGTTCATTAAACAATGACTTGGCGGTATACCAATTATTCAAAGAGTTGGCTATTGAATCGGAAGAAAGATTAGACGAAGAAGAAAGAATCGCAAAATGAAAAAATATATTGTATCCATATTAATGTTGGTAGGGTTGAATGCTTTTGCTCAATCCCCTAAACTGAAAATAGTATTGTATCCAAATACTGACCTTGAATACGCACAAGCGGTGAGGTTAATGAATGATACTACATTCAATAAAGATTTTTGTTTTGATATTGTTCGTAAACATAAAGACCCAATGTTCCCAGCACAATACTCAGTCGTTAAAGTTGATTTTGTTTCATGCGAGGAAGATATTATGGTTGCGAGTTGTCAAGCGAATACAATACCCAGCAAGAAAGAATTAATATTATTTGCGAATACATCTTTGACAATTGCCAGTGATCCGAAATTAAGAAAAACCACAAAAATTTTGTATTAAAAATTTGGTTGGTAAAGTTTTTTATAGTATATTTGAATTATAAATCAATTAAACAAATATATTATGGCAAGCGACAAAATGACAGACGCACTTGGTGTAAAAGAAGAATGGTGGGATAACAGACTCGAATCAATTAAGCAAACTTGGAATTCGGTTGGTACTATCTCGGATGTTATTCTAAAGGAAGCGGAAGACCAAAGAACCGAATCTTTCGGGGATACGGGAATCAGTCTTTCGGATTACGAGATTAAGTTGGTAACGGTTGGATACCTTATCGGCTTAACTAAGGCAGTAGCAGACCAACAATCAGCATCACCCGAGAATGATTTTATAAAGTTTCTTATTGAAATGACAAAAAGACAAGGGGGTGAATAACCCCTTTTTTTATTCATAAAAATTTGGTTGTTAAAGTTTTTTATGTTATCTTTGAACAATGGAATTAATAAAAGGATTAACTCTTATGGTCGCATCGGCTTTAATGGGTATGTTTGCTTTCAGAATCGCAAACACTTGGGATATACCAGTGGATAATCAAATGGCTATGGCTTTCTTCGGTTGTTTCTTTTTTACAATATCAATTATTTTATTGTTCACCGAGATTAGTGGGTTTATTAAAAGAAAAAAAGTTGTAAAATAATTTGGTCGGTAACTTTTTTGTATTTACATTTGTATTATAAATCAATTAAACATATAGTATGAAAAAAGTAATTTTAGTTTTAGCGTTGGCGTTCATCGGTAACATCGCAGTTGCACAAACAACAACAAAGGAAGAACCAAAAAAAGAAACCAAAGCACCAAAGTTGCCTGACGGAATCGAAAAAGGTTTATCAATCACCTATAATGAAATCGGTGAGTTGATATTCATCACCAAAAAGAAATCAATCTATTCAGACATTGAGGAGATTAAACTTTACATTGGTGCAAACTATCGCTTGTATAACGCATCAGCACCCGAAATCGAAAGAGAGGGTAACAAGTGGATAATCACATTCAAGAAAAGATAATGAAGTGGGGGGCGAAAGTTCCCCATTTTTTTTTTAAGAAATCGATCAAAATACTTGCACAATAAACTTTTTTATATTATCTTTACAATATCAAATTAAACAAGATGAAAAAGTTAGTACATTACATTATTATATTTTTGGTTATCTATTGGTGTTTTAATAACATTAATGGGTGTAGTGTTGGAAAAGATATAAAAGTCCCGCAAATCGAATCAGAGGGGCATCAGTGTGAAGGTTGTACATCACCAATAGAAGAAGTACCACAAGAAGAATTGGATAGCACAAATGCGAACACTTGCTACAAGTATTTAAAGGGTGCTATATTGAACACAGAACCGCATCCAAACACATTTGTTGAATTGAATCATAAGATAGATGTTCAGTCACCAAGATGTATTGTGGTTACTATTGAATATACTATTGTTAATGATATTAATCAGAGAGTTCATAGAGAGTGTATCGGAACACACAAGTATTCTGGTGAGGGTATTATGAATATGGTTGATATAAAAGATAAAACAATTTTGTAAAAAACTTGCATAGTAAATTTATTTATATTATCTTTGATATAACAAATTAAACAACGATGGATAACAAACACTTAATCGGTAGGAGAATTAAATTAATCTCGATGGTGAACGAACCGAACCCAATTGAAAGTGGTTCAGAGGGTATAATCACAAATATTGGGTTTGATGTTATGACCGTTCAATGGGACAATGGCAGGAAGTTGGGTGTTATCATCGGAGAAGATATTTACGAAATTTTAAATTAAAGTTTGTACAAGAACTTTTTTATACTTATATTTGTATCATAAATCAATTAGACATGAAAAGAGAAATTAAAGTTATCCCGTTATTCCTATCAATTTTAGGGTTTGTTGCAGTAGGTCTTTGTTTGGGTTCATTGTATGAAGTCGCAACAACATTCGAGTTATGGTTCGGGGTTGTGTTTGGGTTCATCGCCTTTACATTCATTCTACTATTATCTATTGGGTTCCCCTTGTCGAAAGAGGAGAGAGAACACACTGAAATAAAGTTCTAAAAAAGTTTGGTTGGTAAAGTTTTTTATGTTATCTTTGATATAACAAATTAAACAAAAGTATTATGAAAAACTTTACCAACATTCTAATAGTGATACTAATAATAATTGTAGGTGTCGCATTTGTTAATCTTATAATTAAGTTCGGTCTTTGGTTATTATTCTTTATATTATTCTATCCAATACACGTTCTTATTGTTTTAATTATTTTAATGTTTATTTTGAATAAACTTGCACAATAACTTTTTTATACTTATCTTTGAAGTAACAAAAAACAATTAAGCAATGGCAACAAAATTATGGAAGTCCGAGTATCATTCAGGTGGCTCAATCCGAGCAACCACAGATGAAAAGAAAAAGAAAGTAACCTTTTTAGTAAGCGACCACGAGTATTCATTTGATACAAATGATAGTCGAGCAGAAACGAAGATAGACGCATTCTTATTTGAGGTAACAAGTTCTTACTATGCCGATGAAATAATGAAGTGGGTTAAAAGTAAGATAAAAATTGAAACGCCAAGTTTTTGGTAAAAGACGTTTAATTGTGAGAATCGGGGGCAGAAATGTCCCCTTTTTTTTTTATTAAAAATTTGATCGAAATACTTGCACAATAAAGTTTTTTATATTATCTTTGATATACAATTAAACACAAAGGGTTATGTATAAAATCATTCAAGCAAAATTTTCAAGCAAGTGTGCCAAGAGTGGCAAACGAATTAAGAAAGGTGATACAATCTTATATGATATATATAAGAAGTTAGCCTACATCCCAGGAAACGAACCAAAGGATTATACTTACCAAGATGATGGTAAGATGGTACAGGCACAGGAGAACGCTTACTTCGATAACTTTTGCCAACAAAATAATATCTAATTTAAGAGGGGACAAAAAAAGTCCCCTTTTTTTTGCAAAAAACTTGCGTGTTAAATTATTTTATATTATCTTTGATATACAATTAAACACAAAGGATATGTTAAAAGATTCATTCAAAACACAAGTATTATTCAGAGTTGATAAAGATGGCACCGTATTCGCTTTAATGCCTTATGAGTTAGCGGATATAATTGGTTCAGTGATGAGTTATCAGCACTTAGGACAACATGGTTCAGCGGATTATGATTATTGCCTTAGAACGTCTAAAAACGCAACCACCGAACAAGCCTTATCTTTACATAAAGAACTTGAAAGTATTGGGTATGATTTGGAAGTGATTAAAAGACGTAACTATAAAACTTATTTAAAGAAGTTCCAAGAACTAGGTCAGGCTTACATAAAATAATTTAAAAAAAAGTTGTAAAAAACTTGCACGTTAAATTATTTTATATTACTTTTACTCTATAACCAATTAAACAAAAGCAAAATGAAAAAGTTAGTATTATTATCAGCAGCGATTTTAGTAGCAGTAGGAACAAGTTTCGCAGGAGACGGAATCAAGAAACTAAAAAAACACAAGAGAGCAAGATACCACACTTGCGATGCGTACAAAACACACTACGCACCAATCAAACAAGATAGACACCGCAGTCATGGTTTATGTGACGCTTATAACTAAAAAGAGAGGGGACAAAAAAAGTCCCCTTTTTTTATTATAATAACTTGCACAATAAAGTTTTTTATATTATCTTTGATATACAATTAAACACAAAGGGTATGCGAAGTTATTCATTTCAAATTACAAGAGAACAATATAATTATCTATTACCAATTTTTGGTAATGTAGGTACCAAGCAATTGCACACCACAATCGACAGAAAGGTTGGGAAGTTCTTTTTTATTGGGACAGATGAACAATATAATGATCTACTCAATAGATGCGCTTACATAAAATAATTTAAAAAAAAGTTTACAAAAAACTTGCACAATAAAAAATAATATAGTACATTTACATTATACAATTAAACAAAGAGTTATGAAAAAGTTAGTTTATTTATTAGTAGTTGTTTTCGCAGTATCATTAACAACAACAAGTTGTGCAAGTTCAAAGTACGGAACTTACAAAGTAAAGAAAAAAGGGTGCATGACCAAAACAAAATACAAAGGTCCTAGAACAACATACAGAAGTACAAATTGGTAATCAGATATCAATCAACAAGAGAGGGGTGCGAAAGTTCCCCTTTTTTTTATATAAAATAATTTAAAAAAAATCTATAAAAAACTTGCACAATAAAAAATAATATATTACTTTTACTCTATAACCAATTAAACAAAGGCAAAATGAAAAAGTTAGTTTTATTATTCGTAGTTTTCTTTATAGCAATGGGAACAAATGTAGATGCTCAATGTAACTACGGCAAAGCACAAAAGTTTAACCACAGACAAAGCAAAAAAAGTCACAGATACCACAAGCACCACAAGAAACAAAACAATAGAATGTTTATCAATTTCTAATATAAGAGGGGACAAAAAAAGTCCCCTTTTTTTTTATAATAAATTTGGTGGGTAAATTATTTTATATTATCTTTGAAGTGTTCCAATTAAGGAAAGGGTCGGCCTAACAAGTTGAGAGAGTAGACTCCAACCTACACGATACTTTTTATGTTTAACTTTCACCCCTAAACATTAAACAAAAAAAAATAAAAAATAATTGTAAAAAAGTTTGGTGGGTAAAGAAAAATAACTATCTTTGTAAGGTCAATAAGGCACAACACAATTAAACAATTAAACAAATGGAAAATTTAAGCAACAAACAAGAGGTGATTTTAGCAATCCTAAACACCTACACTAACTTGTCAGTAGAACAAGTGGAAAACCTTATCAAAGCAACCAACGGCATCGGTGGGGTATCTTTCGTATCGGTTAACGGCTATTCAAGTGATAAGTCAAACAATACCGAAGTAGCAAACCAAGTAGTAAACATTGGTGCAAGTTACAGCAATATGCTAACAAAGGATAGCGACATTTACGCAAACTTTGATTTGTCAAAAGTAGATGTAGATAAGTTTAACTACGATACTATTGATACAAACGGCTTGACATTGGAACAATTCAAACAAGCAGTTAAGGAAGCATTACCAACGGCATTGGAAGAACTTAATCAACCAAAGGCAAAGAAAGATACAAGCAACGATATTTGGTTAAACAAAGCATTGGTATTTAACTTTAATACTATGCGTTTGGGTATCTTTGGGCAAAGCGTTAACAAGGTAGTAGAAACAAAGGGAAGTTTCAAAGTTGTTAAGTCAGCACCTAAAACAATAGCAAAGCGATTGATTGAGAAACAAGCAAAGGGCAAAGCACAAACATTGAGAAGATTTGCCATTGATAACCTTGTGGGAAGTGTTAAGGTATCGGGCGAAGTGGTGGAAGTTGGATAACCTACAACGAAGATAGAGAAGGGGTAGAAATACCCCTTTTTTTTGCTTTATACGGCTTTATCTTATATAAGTGGTATATTGTTATAGGTGGATAGGTTACAAGGGCTTAAAGGGGCTTAAAATGATTATGTTAATATGTGGATAACTTAATTTGGTCAGTAAATATAGGGTAGTGCTATTTGGTCACCAAAGTGGTATAAAGACCCCCCCCCTCTTTATTAGCCCCCCATATACCCCCCGTAACACCCCCCAAAGTGGGGCTCAAATACAAAAATGAACCCGAATCCAAAAAAAATTTCCAGGTATTTTTTTTTCCAGAATTTTGGACCCCTATATGGAAAGATCCGTCTGGAAAACATGACCCCCTTTTTATTTAAAAACCATTTTTCAAAAAAATTTCTGGGGAATTTTTTATTTCAAAATTTTGTCTTTTTTAACATCTCTATTAATGTACGAGCAGAGTGGTTGTATGTTAGTGTAATGATATACCTTATAAAAATCATCCAATGTGGTTACCGTGTTTCTAGGTATAATATGGTCCAAATCCCAACCGTGATTAGGTGTGCCGTTATAAAGCCCGTAATTGCTCCATGTCATCCAGGGTTCCATTTTAGTTTCCAGATATCGCAGGAAATCTTCTTTTTTAAGACCACATATTTTTATGGATGAATAGTTCGGATCATATTTTTTATATTCAACACCTAAATGTTTTAAAGATCGTGTAATGTGTTCTCTTAAATTAAGGTATAATTTATGACTTAACATCTTTTCATTAAAAAATTGTTTATCATGTGGTGCACATTTTTTGCAACCCTGAAAGCCCATAATGTGTGATTGGTATTTTTGTTCAAACTCACCGTGTTCCTTGCAAATAAAAATTACCTTGTCTCTTTTCCTGATGTAGTTGAATTTACTGTAGTCATATCTATCCCCATATAATTCAATGGATTTTTGTATTAACTCTTCATTACTTAAACCTTTAACAACAACGCCCTGTTTAATTTCTGATTGCGCAAATCCGTGTTGTATCCTACAAGATGGGCATGGGTATTTGTTATCAAATATGTTCTGGGGTATCACTTCAAACTCACCGTGTTCCTTGCAACTTAATACGGTAATAGTGCATTGGTTATTATATTCGCCAACAAGTGTTAATTGATCCGCAAACCGATCATTAAGTCTTTTTTTAAAGTCCGTTCTATATTTATTCTTTAATTCAACCTGTAGGCAAATTGGGCACGGGTTTTTTGGTAAATGGTCTGGGTTAACAATTATCTCATTATTATGTTCCTTGCAACTTAATACGGTTTTTGTATTTCTATTTTTATATTCACCAACAAGTATAACCCGACCATCATATAGCTGCTCAATCTTATTCTTGAATTGGTTCACGTAATAATCAGGTTCTAAAATAACTTTCGGTCCGTTATTAAGGGCTCTTTTTTGGTCGTAATATTCTTCTTTTAAACTTTTGTTAATAATTTTAAGATCATCATCTGATGGGTTATTCTTTAGATACTCATTAACATCCCTATTTAATAAATCACAATACTTTTTAAGTATTTTAATACGTTTTGCAATTTTACGTTTTAATTTAACCGAATCTTTATTAAGTTGGTGATATATTCTCTGCCACTCTTTTTTATAAAAAGTTTTTCGGTCCTCAATCCCATCTGGGATATTAATTTTTATCTTTGGTTCTTTTCTAGGGTCTTTTGGTTTTACATATTTTTTATTACGACATGTATAACAAATGGGTTTAAAAACCAATAGTTTATCTTTATCTGTTTCACCACATGTTTCACATATAGTTGATTTTTCTTTTCTTGTGGTCATAAATCAAAAATTAACAACCACAAATATAAAAAAAATCTTTTTAATAACCAACAATATCGGCCTTTTAACCGATATCATAAATTATCGGTCAATTAGGTGATATTGTTTACAGTAAACACTAAACTATAAACGCACTATTTATATGTAAATTAAAGCCATGTTCAAGTACATCTCAGAAATCCTTTCAAAATTATCGGTCGGCCAGCGTCTGGTTGCCCTTGTATTCTTATTATTATCAATCACCTTTATTAGTGTCGGCCCTAAGATCGTGGGTGCATTTACTCAGGACAATGAGGAGTTAAAGTCAAAGATAGATTTGCAACGTACTGAAATTCAGTCACTTACGCAAAGAGTTATGCAATTAAATGACCAGGTTATTGATGGTCAGATGTCTTGTACAAATAAATTTGCGCAGAGGGAGCAGGAAATTCTGACGATGATTTCGAATTTGGAATCTGAGGCGAAAAAAACGAATGGTAAGGTTACGGTTTTGGAGCAAAGTTCTGAGCGACCTATATACCGTGAGGAGATGAGATTTGATGACAACGGTGACGCAACGGGCGGTACCCGCCCGAGAGTAGCAATGATGCCAGCGCCCGATCCTGTTATTCAGACAAAGACGATTATAAAAACGGACAATACTAATCTCCTTAAAATGATTAAGGACATGAAGAAGGATTTAAAAAAGGGTGGGGAATAAAGAACGTCTTTATTATTTGTTAATGATCGATTTCATTCTTAAGATCGTTTCATCAAGTTTTTTATCCTCTTGTGCCTTCTTGTTATAGTCTCTAGCAATACCTTTATTGGTGTCGATACATTCTTCTGGTGACATCTCATCAAGTTCTTCTAACGTAAAGAATTTCTTTCCTGTGTGTTCTTTCTTATCCAACTTGATATTCTCTGTGTCGAATTCGTTTGTGTAGAACACGTTTAATTGGACCTCATCCAATTCGTATGTCTTTAATTTCTTGAAGGACCCTAGTTCAACGCCAGCTTCTTCTTTGATCTCTCTTCTTAACGCTTCCTCTGGTGATTCACCTTTTTCTATGTGACCGCCAAGCATTCCGTATTTGCCTGGGTTTGTTGTTTCCTCAGGGCTTCTTTTAAATAACAACACTTTGTTGTCGATTACGATGAATAACAATGCTATTCTCGTTTTTTCTTTTTCTTCTGCTTCATTCATTTTTTTATCCTTTATATGATTATCTACCCACGCTTGGAGTTCATGAACATCTGGTGCGTAGTCTTTACCCTTTCTTCTTGTGATCGCATCATGTGCCATCTTTATTAATTCCTCAACATTTTCATCTAAATGTGTTTTTAATCTAACGGGTAATACTTCTTCAAGATAATTTTCTAATTTAAAGAACGATTCGTTCAATTTATTTATGATTTCGTTCCATTGTTCTTCGGTTAGTGATTCTTGTTCAAGAACCTCATCGAATCTATAGTCAAATGATTCCATTTGCTTTTTCATAGCCATAATAAGAACTTTATAGGTTAACTCCTGTTCCATTTCTTTTGTGTCTGGTGGCATAAGCCATGTCTGGTGGACTAGTGATAACATGAACCTATGTCTGTTGTCACCCATATCAACAATTGAATAATGTGTTTCAGATGAGACGTTGAATTGTTTAAAGAATAATGGTTCACTATCTTTTACGTATAATTGTACATCTTTGTTGTAGGTTATTTTCTGGAACATTATTTTCTCTTTATCCGAGAAATTTTGGAATGTTCTTAAGAATGGTACTCTTTTGATTAAGGTTTCTGGTGTTATATCAGTTCTGTATCTTGAGACACCTTCATTTAACCCGTTTACCACTGTTTCGTAGTAATTGATTAACTGATCCTCGTTTTTGAAGTATATCACATTATCTGGTGGGTTGAAGTTCACCATCTCCCTACCTTTTATAATAATACCATCAAACCCCATTTTTTGAACTTCGTCTTCTATGGTTGTATTTGCATCGAAGTCTCTTCTATCTGGAAAGTTCTTTCCTTTCTCTTTTGAGTATTGGTTTACCAATGTGTTATAGAACCAAATCTCCCATTCATTTAATGTGTTAAATACTTTTGGATTCTTTGGTATCGCATTTAGGACGAAGTATACCGTACCATATTCTTTGGCCAACCCTTTATTCGATAAAAATGCTGTGTATAGACCTCTTCCGAGCATTGCGCCAGCATTATTTTCCTCACCAACTTCTTTTACACCTCTGATAGTTACATTTTTTCTTTTCCAGCTTAAATAACCAGGGTCGTTTACTTCATCCACCATCATATCGATGTTTTCGTTTAGACTCATGATTTCTCTTAATCTGTTTACGTTTTCATTTAAGTTATTTTCCATTACCCTGTTGAATCAATAAATTTAATATCTTTTATGTTAATTGCGTCTGGTTTCTCGTATGATTTTGATCTGGCTCTGTGTGTATGGATGTAATAACCATCTTTGTCCACCCCCATGCTAAAACCATCTGGCAAACCCTTTTCTTTGATTTTTTTCTTTAGATCTGGGTGTAGCTGCAAACCGCTGATGCGGCCCTTGGCCGCATTTGTATATCTTTCCAGGTGGTTCATTGCGAAATCTTTTAGTTCGTCTGATACACCTCTAACATATTTAATCTTATCTTTGATGTCCCTCTCTTTTTCGATCGACTTGTTTTCGAGCATTAAAAGAGTTGATCTCATCTTTTCGATTTCCTCATTTAAGGCATCAGCACCCTGTGGTGATCTGTACATATCTTCCCTGTGAGAGAAATCTCTGTTGCCACCTTTGTTCTCCACGAAGCCGAATCCCTTGTAGAATTGTTTTAGTCTTGTGACGTTGCCACCGTAACTGCTTGATGGTGTAAGGGTTATTGTCCACCCATTTTCATCAGCGATATTTGTTAAGTCGTTCATAAAAGATGAACCAACCCCCTGACCTCTCATGGTATAGGGTACGATGAATCCTGTAAGGTAAACTCTCTTTGCCTTATCATTGGGGTATAACTCAAACCTTATATCTGGATACTTTTGATCCAATATGTCAAACGGACTACTCATTACTTATAAATACCCCATTATTTTCATTTGTATCTCTCACATAATAATAGGCTTTATGGACCAAATCATGATACGGTAATTTATAATACTTAACATTGTTCTTAAGTCTGTCAATCTCAGCTCTTAACTCATCTATAAACCCATTTGCATGCGCTTCATAGTAGATTTCTTCAGTGTACTCTTCATTAGTCATGGGATACGGGGTTTTTTATAAATATAGTATAAAAATAAAAAAATCCCACCGTTTCTGATGGGATTTAATGACCTTGTGAATTTTATTTATTTTATACCGAGTATCATTTTAATTAGATCCTCTTTTGGTAATTTTTGTAAAACATCTTCTAAAAGAGCTTTACCTGTGATCTCACTACCACAATCTGGGCAGAACTTATGCGTTGACTTTAATTTATTAGCACAACTAGGGCATCTGCTCACCAAATCCTTAGACGTTTTTGGTTGATGGGTGTGTGGCATGATCTGCCAATCATCTATCCATGTGTAGAACCATTCAAAGTCTCCGTTGGTTGATCTTAACTCTTGGTTACTTTGACCACCTTTCTCAACGGAACCAGTTTCCACATTTTTATTGCTGATGCTTGTGTTAACAACGCTATTTGTGAAGAAGTTGTTGCTGGTACCTATGATGTCATTTGTGTTATGTGTTATAACTGGGTTGCTGTTGCTGTAATCCGTGTAAATGACCTCACTCCAGCCAAAACCTGATGAGCCGTTAAAGATGGTACCGTAGTTTAAGCCTCTTTGTCTTGGTTTTGATTCCCTGTGGAATTTAACCATAACCTTTCCGTTGTCCTGGATCGCTTCCTTGGTTTCTTTATTATTGTCCACCACATAAGTTTCATAAAGGAATTTCTTCTCTTCATCCAGGAACCTTTCGAGGAATACTCGTTGACCTGGTTTTAGAATGATACCCGAACCTGAGATGGGTGTACCATTCATTTCGATCATTGCCATTATTTTTTCTTTTGTGGGATTGTAAAGTTCGATCTCGAACTCTGTTTGGTCCTTCATATAGACCAACTTTCCGTTTTGACGGAGTCTTTGTTTGTTTACTGTAACGAACGCACTAGGCGCAGGTACAGTATTAGTGTACGTGTATAACATTTTTCCTTATATTTTTTTGTATTTGGTGTCCATATCGTTGGTATCAATTCCAACTCAAACGCATCTAGTACGCATGGAACCCAATCACAAGGTCTATAATAAATATAAGGTGTTTTATGGAAGTTTAAACTATTTATATGTAAAAAAGCATATAATATAAATTATATGTAAAAAAACATATATTATGGGAACAAATATTTTAAATGAAATTACTAGAATACGTAAGATGATGGGTCTTATGGAAAGCGATGAGAGACCACTTGAAAGTGTTGGTATTGTATCCGACAGGGGTAAATTAATGGCGGGGTATTTCCAAAACGGTATTTTAATATCGCTTGGTGATAGAATCTTATTCGATGTTAATGGTAACTTGGTTAAAATGGGTGGCGGTTACCCGACTGGTGGTTTTAAATACGAAACAACGGTAGAGGAGCTTGAGCAGGATATCTGTAGGGCTTATGATGATGTGCTTGAAACATTCAGAAAAGATGCACCGAAAGTTGTTTCATTAAATGAAGCCACTTACGATATAATTAAAAAAAGTGTGGAGTGTAATTTATAAAAGTATTGTCATGGCTAAATTAACAAAAGTAATTTTTAGAGCAAATGGTGGGTCTTGGATGGTTAAAACCAATGGTTCAAAATATCAAAAAATAAGTGGTAATGAAACATTTATTTATGCTGATTCTGTTTCCGATGGTGTTGACGTGGTTGGTGAATTCTATAATGATGAGATTGTTCTTCAATTTGAGGTAAATAACCCGTGGATAGGCTCACCCTGGGCGGCTATCGGTCAAGCGATTGGTGATAGTGGTTGGAGTAATGGTAGAACGAGTCTTAGCGAGGGTGAAGATCATGTGTTTTCAACAACTTTTTATACTGATGATGATGAGTATGTTTTTAAGACAAGAGTTATTAGGTTATCCGATACCGATACCAAAAATTTTGAGATTTTACCTGACTGGTGGGGTTAATATTACAGATAATAACTATTTATATAAAAACATAAATCATGTCAAGAAGACCTATAGCATTAAACACCTCAAGTAAAACAGCTAACTCAGTTAAAAAAAATCAGATAGAAATAGGGTTGGCGTTGGATAACTATAAATCAAACCCAGGGGGGTTAACTTGGTATAATGGCCCCGATAGTACTAATCAATACGTTATTTATTCAGATAGTTTTTCCCTAGGTCTATCAACCCTGGCGAACTCAAAACCAATTTGTTGGTCTACGGGTGATTTAACAAACGCTAGTTTACTAAACGTGGTTAATAAACTACCAACTAGATCAAACCAAATCGCATTTACAACAGCGGAACAGGCTTTACAATGGTTGGCCGCTAGCACTGTTTTTAACTTGGTTGGGGGCACGCTTGATAATGTTGTTACAAATGGTTTAATAATTTACCTGGATGCCTCGCAGAAGGGTTCATACCCTGGGATAGGTAACGTATGGTACGATTTATCTGGCGCTAATAATAACGCAACTATGTACAATGGTGTTACCTATAACACTGGTGGTTGGATGGACTTTGATGGTTCAAATGATTATTGTGAGATAGCTTATAATTCAGCTAGTATGGATTTATGGAAAATGGAGCAAACGGTCTCAGTTTGGGTTTACCATACAAATACGACTGGTAGAAGAAATATATGGGACCAGGCGTATGGTGGTTATGGTACTTGGACACATGAAGCTGGTTTAAATATAAACTATTACTATGGTAATGCTGGCTCAAACACAACACCATATACATCACGCAATTCTGGTGATACACCACGTGGCGTATGGAATAACATTACTATAGCTAGGAGTTTGACAACTGTCTCTTGGTATATTAACGGTGTGTTAATTAATTCAGGTTCTAATTCATACGGGGTGCTAACAACCACACCTCAAAGAGTTCAACTTGGTACAGGTTACGCTGGTTATTGGCAAGGTAGAATGGGGTCGGTTATGGCTTATAGTAGGGGTTTAACAGCTAGCGAGGTTTTACAAAATTATAACGCATCTAAAACTAAATACGGATTATAATGTCATACGAAAATAGAAATTTTATTATATTTAACCCATCTGAGATGGATAAAATAAACTTCAGTGAGATTATTGAGACATCTCCGCAGACGTTGAGGTTTTCAATTAATGGTTTAAAAACATTCGTTAAGTGGGAAGGTGCTAGTCCAGCATTTGTTTCAACATTAACAACAAAAGAGGGTCCTTATACATACTCACAAATGGAAACGATTCTCATTTCAAATGAATGGGTTAACCCAGATTTACCATAAACAAAAATTATCGGTAATAAAATCGATTTTATAACCATTTTATGATATTTATATAGATAATACGTTATTATGAAAAAAAATACTTTAAACGAAGAGATCTCAAGAATCCGCAAGATGATCGGCCTTAATGAAAATGAGGGGTCAGATATCTCTTCAGAAGATAAAAATTTCGACTTCGAAAAAGCTGCGATAGAATCAGCTTCTGGTGAAGAGGTTGTTCAAAGAGAGTTTGATGATTTTGATAGACCACTATTTTGGAGTCTTACAGATGATAATGTAAACTATTTTATTGGTGACGGCCAAAATGGCCCTATGATCGTTAAGTATAACGCTGAGACTGGTGAGAGATACCCCATTGGGGATTTAAAAGATTATGATTCACCTGAGTATGAGCTTGATGAGATAGAGGAGTCAGATATTTCCGAAGGTTCTATGGAAAGTGGTGTATATTATGATACCACTGTTGCGTATGAAATAAAAAGTAAGGTAGGTAATCTACATAAAATAGCACCTTATGTTCTTGAGATAGGTGACAGAGTCATTGAGGATATTTCTGGTAAAGTATCGGTATATGATGGTGATAAATTAATTGAGAAGTTTTCAGATGTGGATGCTTTCTTGGTTGGTATAAAATACGGTGCAACACCAATTTAATATGGGTAAAAAAATTACATTAACAGAAGAGCTGTTTAGAATCCACGAGATGATGGGTTTAACAGAAAATCAATTAGATCTTTTTTCTAATACGGAAGATGCGGCTCCAGAAGATGGTGCTGAAGATTCTAATATCGGTAAAAGGGTGATGGTTTATTATAACCTTCATAAAAAAACATTTTCGATACAATATAAAGGTCTGGTGATCGCTCATGCTGACTATGTTAAACTTAATAATGTTGAGTTTAGAGTTAGGCAAGGTGGTATGGAAAAAGTTAGGGCTGAGATGTCAAAGAATGTTCATGCATTCGTTATCGGTGACTTGGTTGACTTTATTACCTACCCAGCTACTGACATACCATCAGCGAGTAGTTCAAAATCAATAACATACGATCCATATAAATACGATACGTTTGTTTATAGAGATACTGAAGAACCAGTAACCAACGCTCGTGAGGTTGAGATGATCAACCAACCAGGTGGAAAGATCTTTCAAATAAATGAGGTTCTTTCAGAGAACTGGACTTATGATGAAAATAAGATTAACCAATTTGTTGTTGAGGCGCAAAAAGATGTTCAAATGGCTGAAAATTTAATTAATAAATTTGGTGCTAATGTTGTTAACATAAGTCTAAAAGATATTTACGATAACATGGGGCAAATGAAGTCTGCACAAGAAAAACTAGATAGTAGTAAAAATTATATTTCTGGTAAATATGATAAATTTTACGATATTGTTGAGGCTTATGAAGTTGGGGAATACCCAGATAATGTTGAAACATTATATGATTTAAGTAATAAATTAGATAAACAAAAAGATTCGTTATCAGATTTATCTGAAACATTTAACACACTAATTGACGCAACTGAATGGTTGGCGAAATATAATAAAGATATCCTCGAAACACAAACAATAGATTAAGGTGAAGCAAGATGTGACTTATAATACTGGTGGTACTATAAATGGTACTATACAAAAAAATAACCTAGCTATCGCTAATGATAACCCAGATTATACGATGGGTGATTGGGTAGCTGGTGTTGATAATAGCGATGGGTATGTTATTATCGGTGATACCACTTCTTTAGGTTTAGGTGGTAGGGTAACTGGTAATGGTACTGGTGTTGCTTCATTAAATAAACCAACATTCTGGAAATCCCAGGGTTTAAACGATTCAGCTCTTTTAGGTTTAATTAATAGATTACCTAATTCACCAGGTGGTTTTGTTGATATTACCAGTGCTAGGGCTTGGGTTGATAGCTCACCCTATGCAATAACTAATGATTATAATTCAGGTGGCGGTTCTTATGTAACAGGTGACTACAAACTTTCTTTAGTGTATGCACCAGCACCAATGAATGGTGACATAACATTCCCCGCTCACCCGATTCTTGGTGGTGCACCAGGTAACACAAATAATGATCCAAATTTAGTTGGTACCGAAGACGGGGTATATAGCTATCAACTATACATAAATGGTAATGATTTAACGGGTACTAGTCAATTAACAACGTTAAATAATTTGGTTGGTAATTCTGGGCAAATAACATTAACACAAGGTATGGATTATGTGAGATACAATTTTACATCAGACGCATTTAAAATTGGTGAGTATGGTGCTAATGTTGTTTACTATGATAGTAGATTCGGTGCGTCTCCTTCGCCAATAGGTTCATTGACCGTAGATAGGGGTTCTGAAGCGGCATTTAATGTGAATGACCCAATTACGATTAGTATTACTATTTTATAAAAAAAGGAGCGTTAAGCTCCTTTTTCATTTTCTTTAATTATTAGTTCTCCCAGGACTTCCATTTTACCGAGAAGTTCTTGAAAAGTGATCTGTTGAATATCCATATCATCTTTTGTTGCTAAATAAAGTTTTTCGAGTAGATCTTTATATTCTTTTTTTGCGTCATCCATATCTAACTCACCCTTAGCGGCTTTTTCATAATACTCTAATTTAACCTCAAAATGGTGATAGGTTAACAAAGCAGCACCGCCCTTTTCTTTTGCGTTATCCGCAATTTTTTCAGCACCGCCTAATCTTACCTCTGCAAATGATTCCAATTTATCGTCCTCATTTAAGGGGTTACCAGGGCCTCTCGTTATACCAGATTCCCATTTAGTATTACCAACAGGGTTACCCTTACCTCTTTTAACACCAGAATCCCAAACAGACCCTGTTGATGTGGCTGTGGGTGAAGAAGCATCCTCATCCAATAACATCATTTGTTTGATTCTAGATATTTGCTCATTTAATTCCATAGCGTCTTAGTTAATATAGTTTGTTAATTCATATTTACCAGATTCCATTCTATATAGAGATATTTGTAACATTTTTCTAGCTGGCATACCATCCTTTAATAACTCAACACTATATTTAACAGTTTGTCCATAAGCCACGTGTGAAGGTGTTATGCTTTCCCAATTAACTGTATAACCTTTACTAGCAGCGTATTCCTCAGCTGATTCCAACGCCCCAGCTTGTGTGTCGAAGTAAGTCTCTTGCTGAAATCCCCTACCTTCAAAAACTTTACCATCCTTGCCAGCTCTCATCGCCATCCAAGAACCTTCTTCTTCCTCTAGCTCTTTCTCTAGCTCATCAATACTTTCCATTGCAAGATCCCATCCACCAATTGCGGATTCTTCGTCAACCTCTTCCTCAGCTTCACAATGCTCACCACATTCGGAACAAATGTCATGCATAACAATAGGTGCTCCACAACAATCTGAAAGACCATCACCATCACTATCACTCGGGTCGAATTCCTCATTTTTCTCAAATGTTTCTGGGTCTCTGTCTTGTTTATTAGCGGTTGCGTAATAAACCTCTTCACCATTTTTATCCCCATATTGATCTTTGAATTTATTTAGCACTTCAATATTTTCATCAGTTTCTTCTTCTCTCATTGAACCAACTATGTCTGAAGGGGAAATTTCTTCGATAGCATTTTTACCGTAGTTAATTTCATAGTCATCATCTTCTGGTGACATATTTGTACGTTTACCACTTGGACTTACGTGCCAAACACCCATCATTTCTTGCATTCTATTAAGTTCTTCGTTTAAGGTAATTTTTTTCATAAAAGCTTTTATTATAAATAGGTTAAAAAAAATCAAAAATTTTTAAAAAAAAAGGCTTTACTTTAAGATTTAACAAAAGTGCCGAGTATTTATATAAGGCCTTCTGTTATGTATGGGATTAAAGGATTTAGAAATAAAAAGTTTGCTAAGCAAATTAGCTGCAACCGAGGATGAGTTAATGATGATTGACGCTATAAATGATGAGTGTTTATCTGATTTTTTAACCCAAGTTGATTCATTTGCAAGCGAATGTAACTTAAAAAGAAATACACCTATTAATGAAAATAATGGTGATTCTGAGTTAACTGAAAAAGAAATCGATAATTCTATTAAAATACCAGAGGATATTAAAAAGGTATACAGGAAGATTGTTATTATGACACACCCTGATAAAAATTTGGATGAATCGGAAGAGGAAAGGCTTAGGTTATCCAAAATTTTTGATAGGGCTGTGAAAGCTTTCGATGAAACAGACATAATTGAGTTATTAAAATTATGTAAAGAATTGGGTATTGAGGGGTTTGAAATTGGTCATAACCATCTGGATTTAATTAAAGAACGTGTTAAACAATTAAACAGTGAGTTAGAGTTGGTTAAAAAATCATCAATATATACGTGGTATAACCTAGATGATGATCAAAGAAAAACCTTTATTGAGGATCTCGTTAAATCAAACTACATACCCAAAACCTAACACTTTTAATAAAGATTAAAATTAAAATTAAAAATAATTAAAAACAAAAAAAAACAAAATGGCAAATTTAAATTTAAGAAAAAACCTTAACCAAGCTTTAAGTTTCACGCAATTAGACGGTAACTTTGAGTATTTGGATAGTGTTGCTTCATTAGCGGTCAACTCGATTGATTCGTTGGAAACTGTTGCTTCTACAGCAATTACATTAAATACCGAACAAACCGCATCAATCAACTCTTTAGAGGTTGCTTTATCAGCTGAAATTTCATCAACTAACGCTGATGTAGCTGGTATAAACGCTTCTGTTGATTCATTGGAGTTATTGGGTTCTGGTAATATCGCAGCGGTTAACGCATCTGTTGACTCATTGGAAATCGTAGCTTCTGCCGCTATTTCTTCTGTTGACTCTTTAGAAACAGCAGTATCTGCTGAAGCTACTAGAGCTGGTTCAGTTGAAGTTGTTATCTCTAACGCATTGTCTGCTGAGATTGCTGCTACAAATGCTGATGTTACAGCAATCAATGCGTCTGTTGACTCATTGGAAACTGTTGCTTCTACAGCAATTACATTAAACACGCAACAAAGTGCATCTATCGATTCATTGGAAACTGTAGCTTCTGCTGCTATTTCTTCTGTTGACTCTTTAGAAACAGCAGTATCTGCTGAAGCTACTAGAGCTAGCTCGGTTGAGGTTGTTATCTCTAACGCTTTATCAGCTGAGATCGCTGCTACAAATGCTGACGTTACCGCAATCAATGCGTCTGTTGACTCATTGGAGTTGTTAGGAACTGGTAATTTCGCAGCAGTTAACGCATCTGTTGATTCATTGGAATTAGTTGCTTCTGCTGCTATTTCTTCAGTTGACTCTTTAGAAACTGTAGCTTCTACAGCAATTACTTTGAATACACAACAAAGTGCGTCTATCGATTCATTGGAAACAGCAGTATCTGCTGAAGCTACTAGAGCTGGTTCAGTTGAAGTAGTTATCTCTAACGCATTGTCCGCTGAGATTGCTGCTACTAATGCTGATGTAACTGGTATTAACGCATCTGTTGACTCATTAGAAATCGTAGCTTCTGCTGCTATTTCTTCAATCGATTCATTGGAAACTGTTGCTTCTACAGCAATTACATTAAACACACAACAAAGTGCTTCAATCGATTCATTGGAAACAGCTGTATCCGCTGAAGCTACTAGAGCTGGTTCAGTTGAAGTTGTTATCTCTAACGCATTGTCTGCTGAAATCGCTGCTACAAATGCTGACGTAACTGCTATCAACGCTTCTGTTGATTCATTAGAATTGTTAGGAACTGGTAATTTCGCAGCAGTTAACGCATCTGTTGATTCATTAGAATTGGTTGCTTCCGCTACTATCTCTTCAGTTGACTCTTTAGAAACTGTTGCCTCTGCTGCTATTTCTTCTGTTGATTCATTAGAATTGGTAGCTTCTGCTGCAATTTCTTCTGTTGATTCATTAGAAACTGTTGCTTCTGGTATCATCACGTTGAACACACAACAAAGTGCTTCAATCGACTCTTTAGAAACAGCAGTATCTGCTGAAGCTACTAGAGCTGGTTCAGTTGAAGTTGTTATCTCTAACGCATTGTCTGCTGAAATCGCTGCTACAAATGCCGATGTAACTGGTATCAATGCATCTGTTGATTCATTAGAATTGGTAGCTTCTGCTGCAATTTCTTCTGTTGATTCATTGGAAACTGTTGCTTCTGCTGCTATTTCTTCAATCGATTCATTGGAAACTGTTGCTTCTACAGCAATTACTTTGAATACACAACAAAGTGCGTCTATCGACTCTTTAGAAACAGCTGTATCCGCTGAAGCTACTAGAGCTGGTTCAGTTGAAGTTGTTATCTCTAACGCTTTATCAGCTGAGATTGCCGCTACAAATGCTGATGTAACCGCTATCAATGCTTCTGTTGACTCATTGGAGTTATTGGGTACTGGTAATTTTGCTGCGGTTAACGCTTCTGTTGATTCATTGGAATTGGTTGCTTCTGCCGCAATTTCTTCTGTTGATTCATTGGAAACTGTTGCTTCTGCTGCTATTTCTTCTGTTGACTCTTTAGAAACTGTTGCTTCTGCTGCTATTTCTTCAATCGATTCATTGGAAACTGTTGCTTCTACAGCGATTACATTAAACACACAACAAAGTGCGTCTATCGACTCATTGGAAACAGCGGTATCTGCTGAGGCTACTAGAGCTAGCTCGGTTGAGGTTGTTATCTCTAACGCATTGTCTGCTGAGATAGCCGCTACAAATGCTGATGTAACTGGTATCAACGCTTCTGTTGACTCATTGGAGTTAGTTGCTTCTGCTGCTATTTCTTCAGTTGACTCTTTAGAAACTGTAGCTTCTGGTATCATCACGTTGAACACACAACAAAATGCTTCAATCGATTCATTGGAAATCGTAGCTTCTGCTGCTATCACATTGAACACTGAGCAAAGTGCGTCTATTGATTCATTAGAGTATTTGGTTGCAAACCCAGCTGTTATTAGAGATGCTAACGCTGTTACATACACAGCTGCTTCTAATATGGTTGCGGCAACTGCCCCAGCTATTATCATAGTTAACGCTCCAGCTGAAACAGCTGTTGTTGTTGACTTTACGGCTGCTCAGGGTAGTACAATAACAACCGTAATCGTTAAAGATTTGGCTGGTGCTAACACTGGTACAAGTACGGCTACGCTTCGTTTCCCTAATGGTCTAGTTGGTAACCCTTATGGTGGTACCGATTTAACTATGCAAGAAGGTGAAGCTGCGATGATCTATATGACTGGTCCTGGTGCTGGTATATTATTGAACATCAACAAAGCGGTTACTTATGTTGCTGAATACCCATCAGATTTGAAATAATCTATAAGGTATATTAAATTGAAAAGGGTGGAAGAAATTCCACCCTTTTTTTATTGGTAATAATTAAACAAAAAAAGACTTAGGTTTATCCAAGTCTTTAATTAAATTATTTATCCGATTAATTTAAAAAACCGTGTTCTCGGTTCTCCTATTCCAACCTATGTGTCTAACGTAACCATCGTCATCGTTTTTAGAAAGGCTAACGACCATAAAACCGTTATCTCTATAATAATGATCAACTAGGTGCTCTCTTTCAAATCCAGCGTAGCCATTTGGTAAATCTTTCCAATCTTTAAGTCTTTTAACACCTGGGTTCCAGCTAAATCCCATATAATCTTTTACAACCATAGGACTCCCATCCTCATTTTTATCACCAGTTAAAAAACTAGCTGGTAAAACCCTTCTAACAAAAACATTCATCGGGAGATTAAAAACCTTGTTTTCTATTTTATTTAGTATTTTATCACTTTTAGGTCTAATCCAAGATTGTAAAACTTTGGGTTGTGTTAACAGGACTTTTATCGAATCCTCGATAAATCCTTCTCTATAGAACTCCCAGTCCTCTTCACAGTGAAATATATACTCAGTTTCTACCATTGAGTATGCTTTATCAATCGATCTAGATTGACCTAGTTTTTCATAGTTAAATACGAATTCTAGTTTGTTATCATACTTTTCACGATTTAATTTAAGACACTCTTCGAAAACCTTAGGGTTAGCCGAGTCCTCTGTAATAATATATCTAGTTATTGGGTATGTGTTAAATTTAAAAAAACTATCTAGTGTTATTTCTAGTAAATCTAATCTCCCACAACTTGTCAGAACAAATGTAATTTTCTCCATGATCTATGTATTTAATAATCCCATAATTTACTGAAGTGACACCTAACATAGAAGGGTGTTTGTACCAAGAACCCGTTATGAGCCCCAAATTCTTTTATTAAAGCCCTTGAAAACGCTGTGTCTTCTGAATACCCTTCACCAACAATATCTTTCCAAATTGATGTTGCATGACTTCTATGTGAAATAGCCCATGTTGATTGTAATATTAAGGTTGGGTGAGACATTTTGCTTAAAACCCATTTACTCCCTAGCCCATTGATTTCATATAAATTGGGTTCAGTTACAATGGTATCCATTTTGTCCATGGTTAATATAACCTCGTTGTCATACCAGCGATCTATTAGTGCAAACCCAGTGGTATCTTTTTGTTCAGACCAAACCTCATTAATAGTTGCGGCCGCATTCGGTAAAAGAAAGTCATCTGAGTCCATATACGTGGTGATATCACCAGTGACTAAAGACCTAGCAACCTGTCTGGGTAACCCTCTATAATATTTAATCTCACCCTCGTACATGTTTGGCGTATCTTTATCAATGTAAACGTATTTAATTCTGGGTTCATTTTTGTAAAGTTCATAGTACAACTGATGAGTCTTTTCACAACCATCGGATGCTATAATAAGTTCAGAGTCTTTGTGGGTTTGATCCAAGAAAGATTGTACAGCTCTAATAAATTTTTTAGGTGAGTCTGATCTAGATCCAGGGTATTCACCCAGATATGATTGCATTATATAACTGATTCTCATTTTAATAAATTTGATTTCCAATCATAAGAAGTTCCATCAATATGATTTTTTTCATATATGTTTTTGATTAAAAGAGCGTATTGATTAATCATTTCTTGATTATCCGTTGTATATCTTTTTAATATCTCGTGATGTCTTTTTGTATAATCGGTGTCATTTTTTCTCTCTTCAGCGGCTTTAACGATTAGTTCACCACCATCTTTAACCTCAAACCCTTCATAATAATAACCTATGTCTTGGCACAAATGAGCGTTATGGATTAAAGGGAATCCGAAATACACTGTATCTAAATAAGCGTAATTTAAAGGGTTACCCCATTGATGGGAAACTATCATATGGTGATCACCAGCTAATAAAGCTGTTATTGGCCACCTAGCGTCAAAAGCTAATTTTTTTTCTTTGTGTATATCTAAAGAACCCGCAAAATCTAATAGGGTAGAGTTTTTTAGGTGTTGCATAGCGTTTGTGACGTGGAATTTTTGAAATAAATCTGGTTTTAGTCTATAAGCGTGTTCATATGAATATAGAATCGGTAACATATTTTTTAAGACACTCGTATTTGGTTCAACACAGGCAACAACATATTTATCAAAAACTTTCTCATCAAACCATGGTGTTTTATTAGTACCCTCGTAAACTTTAGCATCTTTTTCTATAAATTTTGGGGACCATACGAATGGGACTGATCTAACTTTGCATTTATGTTGTATTTCTAGATATTGTTTGTTATGGTATTCTTGTTGAGGTACCATCCAAATTTCATCAAATTCCCTTGTTTTTAATATACCGTTTTTTGTTGTGTTATCATCACCGATTTTACCGTTAAATAATAACTCTTCCATGTGTATGATAAAACTATTACCACCTTTATAACAAACAATCTTATTACCCTCTTTCTCTTTAAACCATTTAAGGTCGGTGTCGTGAGGTACTGAACCTAACGTGATTAGAAAATTAATATTATCTCTTGTTTGGCTATCCCAATTAATAACATTGTAATCTTTTAACCAATCTAATTCAGCAATTTCCTCTTCAGTTAACTTTTCTTTGTTAGTGTTTACTAAATAAATCTCATCAACGAAATCTATTTTGTTAACAACATCGTAAAACATTAAACAATTTAATCCGATGCCATTAACAAATAATGATCTTTTTTTAATTAGCTGTATTGTGATACCTATTTTCATATATTTTCTTTATAGATAAGTATCTTAATAATAGGTAAAAAGTCGGGTAAATAAAGGATTTTATCTTAAATTAGTATTGGTAATTTTATTGTCGTCTTACCTGGACTCGAACCAGGGACCTTTTTCGTATCAGGAAAACGCTCTAACCAACTGAGCTATAAGACGATAAATTAGATTTTGCACAATAAACGTGGTTCGTTTATCGTAGCAAAAACAGGTTTATTGTACCTTCAGAGAGACTCGAACTCCCAACCTTTTCGTTCGTAGCGAAACGCTCTAATCCATTGAGCTATGAAGGTGAATAATAGGTCATTGTTACAACATCTTTAACATACTTTCTTGGCAAGGTCTCCATCATGGGTTCCGTTAACCGATGTTTATTTTATAACCCCTGACGGAACAAGCGGGGTAACCTATTTTGGGTGACTGGTGGGTTTCGATCCCACTACCTCTTGACTCACAATCAAGTGCTCTCCCGATTGAGCTACAGAAACCATATAATGTTCATTAAAATGGGGTGTTCAGTGTCACTGAACATCAATTAATATTGAACAGGAGTAGCGAGAGGGAATTCCGAGATCCCGACCTTTCGGATATGAGCCGAACGCTCTTCCTCTGAGCTATCTCGCCATTTTCTCGCCAATCTGGCGAGGTATTTGTTGTCCCTTCAGGGCTCGAACCTGAATTCTCTGGCTCAAAACCAGATGTGCTGCCATTACACCAAGGGACAATATAGTGGAGCTAATGGGACTCGAACCCACATCCTCTTCCTTGCAAGGGAAGCGCTCAGCCAATTGAGCTATAGCCCCGTTTAATTTTGTGCCAGTAGGTGGACTCGAACCACCGAACCCGTAAGGGAGCTGATTTACAGTCAGCCGCAATTGCCGCTATGCGATACTGGCGAATTAGGGAAGAGGAAGATGGTTCAGTGGACATCCTCTTTTACGATCGGCATTACTTGGGTGAATACCTGCAAACTCCGATCACACCAGTCAGTATTCACTCTCGAACTATTGATGTGATCATTCCCCGATCAACCTTTGTACACCCTATAGGGCTCGAACCTATGACATCTGCCATGTAAGGGCAGCGCTCTACCAACTGAGCTAAAGGTGCATGTGTCCCTTCGTAGGTACTTGCCGTTTCTTAAGTCGACACTTTCCCCGTTGCGTGTTTTATTTAAGTGTACTTCCCTACTGGGACTTGAAGCCAACACTTTGGTACCCCTGGCAGGACTCGAACCTGCAATGCTTTCGCTCCTGATTCTAAGTCAGGCGGCTATACCATTCGCCTACAAGGGCATTTTAGCACGGATACAAGGATTCGAACCCTGACCAAGAGATTTGGAGTCACTTATGCTACCGTTACACCATATCCGTGTGTGTTTGAGTATAAGGTTGGAATCGAACCAACACCGTTGGTGTTGCAGACCAACCGACCACCACGATCAACTTATACATTTGTGTCCCCGATGAGATTCGAACTCATGGCCCCCTCATTAAAAGTGAGGTGCTCTAACCAACTGAGCTACGAAGACATTGTGTCAGGATAGCTGGATTCGAACCAGCGATTCTCCTGCGTCCAAGGCAGGCGGGGACGGCCTGACTCCCCCATATCCTGAAATAGTAGCGTAGACAGGACTCGAACCTGCACTATGTCCTCATCCCAAATGAGGCGGCCTACCAATTGGCCAACTACACTATTTTTAAAATTACCAATACGTCAAAGAACTGCAAAAAAAAAGCCCTGAACTTGTAGGTCCAGGGCTTTGTGTTTTCTAGTTTTAGTTTTATCTCTATAACATTATGAAAATACTTGGTCTGAACCTGATAGGGTACGAGGATACCACTGGCAAATTGCCATCGGTTTAATCGCCACGATATGTAGGTTCATATTTTTCATTTTTTTGTTATTTTAATATATAGTACAAAAGTAAGCAAAGTTCCTGAAAAAAACAAGTTTTTTCAAAAAATTTTTTATTTTTTATTTTTTTAGTGGCCCTGACGGGGTTCGAACCCGTGACTATCAGTTTTAGAGACTGTAATGTTACCGCTACACCACAGAGCCATTTTGTTGTTGTGGTGGGATTCGAACCCACATGGATTTAAAGACCTAATCTCCTACTACTCGTGTCCGTAGTATGTCCGCCAGTTTCCCCCATTCTACACTCTTTTGGGTACTGACCAGCACGTATACCAATTTCGTCACACAACATCCATTGAGTCTTTAACTCAACTGGACTACAAAATTAAGACAAATTTATTTACTATCCAAATTTTCTTGAAGATTTTTTTCATAATCCTCTTTTTTTGTCTTCTTTTTTGGTTGATAACCTCTCTCAACTCTTTGTTTTTCAACTCTTTTCTTAAGATTTCTATCCTGAAAATAATTTATTAGTTCTTGAGAAGTTTCTTCATAGATGGTTTTAATCTCATCAAAAAGTTTAATTTTATCCTCATCAGTTAATTTTGTTTTTTCTCTTTTACAAGCATACCATTCTCTTGAATAGCGTTTATGTTCGATACATTCACCTAATATTTTGTGAAGTTTATTTGAGAAAGCTGATTTAATCATCATTGTTGGGTTGTGTTTTGTGTTTTTCATTTTTAATAAATTTTAGCGTTAATTATGTTATTTTGTTCCTCAATCATCAAGTTGGCCTTGAATTTTATACTCCCTTTGGTATGAGGGTTATCAGGAGTTTCCTTTGTTGAGAACCCCACACCAGGGGATACATCAATATGGTTAACATAATAGGTGTCGCCACGACACTTCACAACCCACATTGGGATTGTTGGGATTTCGAGATGTTTCTTATTAAAGTGAAACACGATCTCTTCTGGTTTTTCTGTAATCTACTTCATAATTGTTGATTTATTGTTTATTATAAGATTTTAATGCTAATGGTATAGACGAGGTTAATTTACTCGCCTTTTCACTTCCTTGAAAAGCAATAGCTGTCATCTCGTTACCAAGATCTGGTTCGAGAAAATAAGATACGGGTATGTCATGCATACAGATCTTTTCCAATAAAGTTTTTAATTGATTTTCATTTTCAACGGACAAACAGATAAGATAGTTATTGTTCCATTGATTAGCTTGATCAGGATAGTCAAGCATGAATTGAGCTAAAGCGTGACCCGCTTGAGCAATTTGGTAACCTGGTGCTAAGTCCTTTCTGGTTACGATGATTAATTTGTTAATCTAGTTTTTCATATCTTTTATAAATATGGTACAATATTAATAAAGTTATTTTAAATAAGCAAGTTTTTTTTTTAAAAAATTTTATTTTTTATCAAAATTCATCTAAATCATCATCATTATTTAAATCTTTATCCGAATAATAACCATCATTTAGATCAGAAATTATGGTTTCTATTTCATATAAAACATCAGATATTTTACCTAAAATATTTTCATTAATATCATCCTTAAAACTTTCTGGTTCTATATATTCTAATTTATTCTCATGTTCTTCGATTAAATCATTTAAATTTTTCTGTAAATCTTTTAAGTAAACTAAAGCTGGTTTATTCATATCTTAAATTTAAAATAAATATCTTTATTTTACCTAAAAAAAATAAATTATTCGTAATTTGATTCGAAATCAGATATTTTTTTATCAATTAAATCAAATTCTTTATTGTTAAACATATCAAATATTTTTTTAGAAAACTCATCTCTAAAAAAGAACGCATCTATTTTATCACTAAACAAATCATTTAATCTATTCTTATAGATTAATATTTTTTTATGATCGACATAGCGTTTATTGAAGCTCATACTTTATAAAGAAACCTCAATACCGTTTAAGAATAAACATCCAATTGATTTTATGACGCTTTTAGCTTCCGCTATTGTCCCAGAATAATTTGTTGATACGGTATTCGCAATATCTATTAAACCATCTTCCTCAATCGTACCATAAAATCTTATCTCACCATCAACTAAAGTTGCTGCGATGTATGTTCCATCTGGAACTGATTGGGTTTCATTATTTATCTCATCGGTTGAAACCGCTTTACCGTTTAAAATTTTTACAAAATTCATTTTAATTAATTTTTATTAAAATTATTATACTATATCAGTGGACTCTAATAGAGTGTAACTAAACTTATTTCCATGTATTTTTAAAGCTTTTTTACATATCATCATGAACTCATCAAAATCTTTCACTCTCTTAAACACTTGACAACCTTCGCTCCAGTTTTCAACCCAGGTTGAGTCCTGACCAGCTTTATGCATATTAATCCCAAACATACCCGTATCGGTAACTGATTCACTAAACATTAAATCTCTATTCGCATCTCTATATACACTTACATTACCGTTTCTCTGACATAAAGCATCGTATTTGCCTTGGTGTTTATCAATTGACCAAATGCCTCTATATTGCCCTGGCACCAATCTAGCAACACCTTTGTTATTGTGAAACTCCATAACACCCTTTTTACCAGGATCCGTGGTGGCATTCCAGCAATAAAATTGTTCAATACCCTTCTCATCTTTAAATGTAACGGTTATATGGTCATCAAATACATTGGTAACCTTATCCGCAATAGACGGAGCATTATTTCTCACACCAATGATATTAACATCATATCCTTTATTGGCTGCGTCATCAAACCATCTATAGCCTTTGGCTAACATGGTGTTTTTAATTTGTTCTTTTGTATACATATTTTTTTTATTCAATAACCCAACTCGGCCACTCATCCTTATAATTCACATTAAACAACAGTGGGGTTGATATCGTAATATTTGGGTTAATACCCAAATCAGTAATCCTAAGAGTTACATGATAATGTTCGTGAACGCCACCATTAAATATAACACCAGTATTTTTATCTTTATATTGGCAAACAGCTTTTACAGTAATTGTATCAAAATCATAATCAACATCCAAATTAACGGAATCGCTACAAATGTAATTGTTAACATAGAAATCAACAACACCAGTATTAGCACCAATTGTGATTGTCATTGATTGTTCCTTATAGGAAGAATTTTCATCAATTTTATCAGTTTGCTTATTATTTTGTTGGTTATATGAACCACTTAGTGTTGCACCTTCATACTCACCACTACCATTAACACCAAATGATGTACTATTCTGGGTATGGACTTCATATTTTGAATAACTCCAATCAACATTTTTAATTACTTCGGTCACACTAATGTTTCCGCTACAATCAACCGAAGATGGTGCGTATGGTGATGCACTAACTCTTTGTATTTTAGTATTATCATTTAAATATGACTGCGATACCGAACTTAAATTAGTTGATACCAAATTAAGTGAAAAACCATCAGCACTTGAAGATTTTACCTTACCTTTTACACTACCACTACAATGATCACCGCAAATACTATTAAGACTTTTATGTGCTAATGCAGCTTTGTAAACAGCTTGACCAAACTCTTCAACACTATTCCATCTTGTTCTTCCCATATTTTAGCTATTTAAAAGTTTATAAAATTTATTAAAATATTTGATTCTATCATCTAACCCATTTGTACCACCATTGACTTTTCTGGTTACAGCGGTTATTGTTGCAACATCTGACCCTTTATCACATATTGGCCATAATTTAACGTTATTGAAAAAGTATGCTGCTGACATCATTGGGTATTTTGTTGCAACAAGATCTGGGTTTGTTACACAATCCTCACCACAAAAAGCAGAAAATTTTGTGTAGTTAGCCCTACCAGTTAACTGGATATACCCACGACCTTTAAATTTTACACCATCACCTGGTTCAGTATTCCCAAGATCTTTTCTACCTTCATACGCTTTACCTGAAGCGAATTCAACAACCCACTTAAAATTACCTGATTCATGTGCACATTGTGCTAAGAAATGAGCTAGTCTTAAAATTGTTGTTATATTGTATCGTTTTGCTGTCTCAGGTATTTGAGCTAAAACATTATCAGGTATAGCACCCTTTAATTTACTTAAATTTAGATCTGAATTATCGATATCTATTTTGTTTACGATAACCAATTTAGGGAACATTTTATCCCATGTTGTATCACCAACAATACCATCATCTTTTAACCCGTTTTCTTTTTGCCATTTTTTAACAGCGATCTCAGTTTTATCACCGAAATTACCATCATCTTTTAATCCTAATAATCTCTGTATCTTTTTAACATCCTCATTATTAGACCCATTCTTTAATAACATACCAATTTAATTTTTAATATCTTTATTTACTTTAAATAGTCTGATAAAAGTCTTTAGGTCTAAATTTTTTAATTGAGCAAAATATTTTGCGGCATCAAGTCTGGATGTGAAAATACTGGTTTTATTTATAGGTTCCATTGTTTTATCCGATCTATTGTGAAAACTTATCATATCCTAATTCTTTTTTATATTATTTTAATAATAACCATAATTTTTAAGTTTGTCAAGATATTTATTTGAAAAGAAATATATTATGTTAACATTTGAAACATTACCAGATAAGGTAAAAGATAATTACAGAAGAAATATCACAACAAGCGTTGCGTTTGTTAAAAAAGATGGGACGGTAAGACATATCGCCTTTAGAAGAAGTATCAAAGCTTATGAGGCGAGTTCAGCTGAAAAAACAGATGCTCAGATAAATGTTTTGAAAAACAATAATCTTATGAATGTTGTTGACACAAATGCGTATATTAGAGCGTTAAAAGAATTTGGTGGTGATAATACGGCTGCATCTAAAAAAGCTTTTAGGAATTTCAAATTAGAAAACGTTTTGGCTTTTATGGCATCAGGTCAAGTATTTGACATGAGAGAAGAAAATGGTATCTTAGAAAGATTCGGTGATGAAGTTTATTCCCAATTAACTAAAAGTATGGTGAATGCTTTGAGTAATGATGAGAGAGAATCGGCTAACATTGATAACATGATCCCAACTGAACCAGAAAATCAGGAAAATATTTCTGAAATGGAATTCACAATGGAAGAAGAAATTGATTGGGATGATGAGTTAGATGCGTACAAACCAGAAAATGAGCCTAGTGATGACGATATCGATGCTATGGCTGATGCTGAAGATGATATACACGCTGTTAAAAATTATGATGATTTTGAAACTGGTGCTATCTATGAGAGTTTAAATAGAATGAAAAAATTAATTTCATATTAATAATAATAAACGTTTTTTAATACATTACAAATATGGCAGCTCCAAAAAAATCAAGTTCGTCTGGTGTTAAGCTTTACAAAAGTAACCCTAAAAAAAATAGAAAGGGTGTTCACAAAAAAAGTAAGGCTAGTAAACATAAAGGAAGTAAAAACTACAAAAAAGCTTATAAAGGGCAGGGTAGATAAAAAAACCGTAGAGGTAAAAGGTGAATAAGTAGCTTTAGAAGTGATTTTAACCTGGTAGAGATTTAATTATGAGTAAATCGTGATTATACTCAAACCAATACATATGGTAATGTAAAGTCAATAATTTAACACCCTCTATAAAAAGCCACTCATATGAGTGGCTTTTTTGTTTTATATCTCATCAAATATCATGAAATATAGTTCTTCTTTAGGTCTAGTTACCGCAACGTAATGAATGTTTCTACTTTCCTCATCAATATCCCCATCCTCTGTTAAAAATGAATACTCAGATAAATCATGCGTCATACTACCATGGTTGATTATCATTTCAGGATCTGCTGAGTTTATTACAATACACCTAGGGAATTCTCTACCCTTACTTTTATGTATTGAGGTTACGAATACATCTGAATCGGAATTAGATTCAATAAACTCGATAAACTCTAAATTACTCATAAAGTATGGTAGAACATCGTTTAATTTCTTTTTTAGGGCATCGGTAATGTTAGATTTTTTGATGTTATCTAGATCTGTTTTGGTGATGAAATTAAAATATCTCATCGGTATTTTTTTCTTTAGCGCTTGTTTCTCAATTTCTTTAATAACATTATTTGTTCTCACTAATACAGTTAATGGTTTACCATCCAACATCATTTCGAACATACGTTTTTTGCTAATAAACTTTTCATCAACATAACCATCGTGTTCTGATTCTGGAATCGCACGTAATGAACTAAATCTATTTGCGTTCTCAACTATTTTTTTATGTGACCTAAAATTCTTTGTTAAGGTTAATTCAACAACCGTCTTTTTTTGTTTTAGTAACGACTCGATTTTTAAACAGTTAGCACCAGAAAAACCATAGATTGATTGGTTTTTATCACCAATTAGATAATATTGTTTAGCGTTTATAGCTGATAATATCTTCATTTGTAATGTAGAAGTGTCTTGGTACTCATCAATGAAAACGTAATCATACATACCATTGAAAAAATCACGGTGATTCGGATCTTTTGATAACTTTTCGGTATCAATTAACATATCAGAAAAATCACGACTATTCGTCTCCTTTAAAAAAGCCACGTAATAATCATAAAAGTTAGGTTTTGGTGATTTAACCCCATCATAAAACTGTAATTTATATGATGAAAAAGATGACGAGATTGCAGCGCCTTCCTCATAAAATTTTTCGATATTTTTATAATAGTCTTCCCTAACTTTTCTCGGGTCTTTAAAAGATGGTTTCTTTTTTTCACGATACCAACCAATAAAATCATAGAAAGTGACAATTGGTTTGAATTTACCCAATTTACCTAATATACTACTTGTAAAACTATGTATAGTTGTGATTTTAACCTCATTATCAATACGATGCCTTAGTTCATTAACAGCATCATTTGTAAATGAAAAAAATATGATTCTATTGGGGTCCACACCATTAGCTAATAAATGATTCAACCTACCAACAGTAGAGTGTGTTTTACCACTACCCGCAGTTGCTGATAATATTATGGATTCTGGCCCATCGAACTCAATAAAATTAAGTTGTTCTTTTGTATAACTTTTTTTCATAGCACAAAACTAATAAATTATTTGGTTAGAACCAAATTTTTATCTACTTTTGTTACATATGGGAATTTTAACATTTAAAGATGCTTTTGATAAGCATAGAAAAAAATTTGCTGTTATTCGTTTAAATGAGAAAGATATACATAATTGTGTATCTTATATTAGGGCTGTTGTTAAAAAGGAACAGAATACAACAAAACTAACTCAAAATAATCAAAAATACAAGGATATGTTCCTAAATGTTTGTGTCATAACTGCGATATCAAATAGAATCGGTTATCCGATTATGGATTATAAGAGAATTAATACAGATCCGATTGATCAATTTAGGGAATTAGTTGGTAAGTGGTTCGATGTTATAGTTTTTAGTTATAATGAGTTTCCAATTTTTTATCACCCAATACATAAAAAAGCGATATTTGTGTGTAAGTTAAGTGATAAGGATTTTATCTTATGTGGTTTTGGTACCAATTATGTTATCAATAGTTTCCATTCAAAATCTCTAATCGAAAATTATGTCATAAGAGAACAATCGACAATGAGCGCTTTCTATGGTTTTGAACATTTAAAATCGATACCAAATAATATTTATGATTTTAAGAATTTAACACAATAATCTTATATTTATTTATATAAAAGAATATTATGGGTAAGAAAATTTATAAAATGACTGAGAATCAAGTGGCAACTATCTTAGGTAAAAAGAAAGATGTTAATGTCGCTGATAAACCAGCACCTGGTCTACAACTTAGTGGTGAGGGTGAAAAAAAGAAAACTAAATACAAAATAACTGAAGACCAGTTAAAAAGAATATTTAACGAGCTCGGTAATAAAGCTATTGACGAAATGGATAATTATAATTACCCGATGGGTTCTGACACACCAAGTGCCCCTTGGAATCAAGATTACGAAGAGGGTATGAAAATGGGTGAAACCGTTAGCGGTAATTATGTTAGTGTTGTTTATGAAAGAAGTGAATTTCTTTTAAAGAACAAAGAAAATAACCAACTCATATATACAAATACTGATATGTGGGATGATTACAAGAATGATACTGACATCTATGAAGAATTATCTGATTATCTAAATATACCACAAGAAGAGGAAGCCGATGAAGATGGGCGTTATTCGGTAAATGCTGCTGATTGGAAAGATACTATTTCTGATGACGATCTTTTAGATGGGTTAGAAAGTTATTTAAATGACATGGCAAAAAGAAATAAAGAGATTAGTATCACTAACGACCCTAATGTATGGGAAGATGGTGAATATAAATTTCTTTTAGTTACACAGCAATCAATGGAGCAAATTTGGAGTGATAAATTAAAAGCTGAAGCTGGTAAATTAATCGGTTTAAATTAAACCAATAAATAATTTTTTTAAATCTCGGGGTACCTCAATATATAAATGAGTGTACCCCATTTTTTTTGCGGCAACTATCCTATGTCTCCCATCCAACACACCAATCTTACCCGACTCAACATTTAAAAGTGCTGGTTCAAAATAATCTTGTCTATACTCATTTCTTTTAATAAAACTCACAGCGTTTTTAATTCTCTGAATACTGTTGGGGTTTTTAGTTTCTGGCCCGACAAAATATTCGGGTGAATCGATCTTTAAACGAGTTAATAGTAAATCAATCCCAACCAGTACTAGTTCGTTGTTCTCCGAATCTATCAAAACATATTGATGCTCTTTCATGTACTTCATATTGCAAATATATAAAATTAGTTTACTAAATACAAAATTTTCACTAGGTTTAATGATATTTATTACTAAACAAATAATATGATTGTTACTAAAAAGGATATAACAGAAACCCTACAGGAAAATGGTTTGTGGGATAATATTAGAAAAAAGAAAAAAAGATTGGGTAAAAACTATAAACCAGCTAAGCCAGGTGATGAGGATTATCCAAATAAAAAGGGTTGGGATAAAGCGGTTGACTCTTCTAACGAGGGATTAACACTTGAGGTTATTGATGAATTATTTAGTATACACGAAGAATGTGATAACCCTAGTTTCTATATATCAAAAAAACTAGAGGATTTCGGCAAACCTATGATGGAAAAATCTGATGATTGTTATCAGGTATCCGTTAAGCCAGGGTATAAAGATTTATCTTTTGTGTTTGAAGTTATTCAGGACATGTATGAAAACAATGAATTTACCCCGATGTTATCTGAATCAAATGTTATTTGTGAAGAATGTTTTGAATTAAAAATTGAAAAGAGGTTAACGGAGAATATTGATAAGTGGTTAACAAGATCCCAAATTTCTGAGGCACTTCAATATCATTTGAATAACAATATTTCTTTATTAGAAAACATATATAGACCAGGTAGTCCAAAACACGCTATGATCATTAAAGAAACTAGAGAGTTATGGGAGAGTGGTGCTTTAAAAATTTCTGAATTAAGCGTAAAATTGTTTGAAAATACTGATTTAGGTAAATTTGATCTATATGAAGGTGCTATGGTAGCTTTAGATTTGCCATTTACAGTCGATATGACGGAAGAAGAGCTACTAGCTGAGGCAAAGTACGAAGGTAAGGACGTAGAGCTCGGAAAACCTAAAAGAGGTGGTTCTAAAAAATTCTATGTTTATGTTAGAAAACCAGGTGGTGGTGTTAAGAAAGTTTCTTTTGGGGATACAACTGGTTTATCGGTTAAACTAAACAACCCAGCAGCACGTAAAGCGTTTGCAGCTAGACATGATTGTGCTAATAAAAAAGATAGAACTAAAGCATCTTACTGGTCATGTAGATTACCTAGATACGCTAGTTTACTTGGTTTAAAATCTAAATTTGGTGGATACTGGTAAACCATATTCGGATATTGCGATATGCGATAATTGTGTTATAAGAGAGTTTGGTGAGGATATTGACCCCATTGAACTTAAATGGCATAGGGATAATGAGGATAGGGTTATTGAGGTTTTGAATGAAACCGATTGGTTTTTTCAATACGATGATCAATTACCGATACCACTAAAAGAAAATGTCTCACTAAAAATAGCAAGACATGACTGGCATAGGGTTATAAAAGGTACTGGTAATCTTAGATTAAAGATAACTAAAAGTTAATCCTACAGGTACCGTAAACACCATCAACACCATCAACACCATCAACACCATCTTCTTCGTCTAACCACTGAAGACCTGAATTTGACCCACCATAGAATATAAAGTTTGAGTTATCTTCCATAAATTTTTCTTCACCACCTTCTGGTACAACTATCTCAACACCCTGTAATTGTATTGGCTGGTCTTTTACCCCATAATTTAAAACACCACCCCAACTAAAAACGTATAAAGGGTTGTATTTAGCAAACCTTCTAAACAACTCAATATTAATTTTCCTATCACACTTTATTTCCCTGTTAAAGGTGTAGCATAACATTTCAGCTGTAGCTCTATCAACTTTAAATTTATGTACCGATAATATCTCAGCTAAGGGGTTTTCGTAAATCATTCACCAAATTATCTATCTTATCGTACAAATCATGTAAAGTACGATCGTTTATTATTTCAGTTGTGATACCAACAATAGAATCCATTTCTTTTTCAGATGCGTGTTCATCACCAGTACTTAGATTTGGTCTTTGTACCGATAATATCGTACCACCCATCTTTAATATCGCATCAACTTCGTGTTGAAACCTCACATCACAAATAACGACATCTAAATCCTTATTTTGGTTATACCATTGTTCAAAACGCTTAACCCAGAAACTTCTACCAAATACTTGTAGTTCGGGTATGTATTTTGGCATATCGTATTGGAAAACCTCAGTACCCATTATCTGTAGTACTAATCTTGGTGTGATCCCCCAAGTTGGGTCAATTTCATCTTTAGCATCACCAAAAACTTGATCTTCTGTAAAACCAAATAATTCCATGACCCCACGTTTAATCGGGTTAGCGAAACTATATTTCACAAAATTTTTGCCTGAAACGAGGTAATCACCTGTTGTGTCTTTACCTGAACGTTTTTTTCCTAGAACTCCTATTATCATTTTTATTTATTTATACAAAAATAATAAAAACTATTTAAAAAAACAAATCCCCTTTCGGGGATTTTATTATCTTTTTAAAAATTCATCCATTACGGATTTTTGTATTCGTTTTAGGTAGTCACCTGGTTGTTCCTGAACTGGCTCCTCTGGTGTTGTTTCAGAATCCGTAGTATCCTCTGAATCTTTATTCTGGAGTTTACTTAGCATATCGGCCATATCTTCTTCACTAACTTTTGTCATATCAATTGCTGATAGGATTGAGTTTACAACGTATTTATAATCTTTAGATTCTAATTCTTGTCCACCATCTCTCATTTTTTGGGTTAATTTACCAGTTAATTTCTGAACACTTTTTAAAATAGGTTCATCTGGGTTTTCCCCTTCTTCTGGTGCGGGAGCTTCTGGTGTTGGTACCTCTTCAGGTCCCATGTCTGTTGGTGTTTCAGCTGAAAAATCTGTTGCTAAATCAAGAGGTTCTTCAGTTGGTGCCGCTTCACCTGTATCAACACCTGTATTAACAGAAGAAGCTGGCTCTGTATTATCAGAACCAGCTCCTTTTAATTTAAGAATGTAACGCTCAGTTAGACTTTTTTTTTTAAAACATCGATGTTTTCTTTATGACCAACAGATTCGTTGATTTGTTTGAACATCATGTTTAAGTGTTTAAGAGCTTCAGCGTAAGATCTATAAGAATGTTCATGAATATTTTGTACACCTGAAAGGTATTCATAACCATTTTCAGTTTTTACTTTAACATAAACATATTTTTCTTCTTGTACGATACCGTATTCGGTACCATCAGCAGCAACTGCTTCATGTAAAACATTACCTAAATGCCCAATTAATGGTTTATTCTCATTGATTGATTCTTTAGTGACACCAGCGATCTCAAGGATTCTAGCTAGTTTTTGGTCTACATCTTGTATTTTTTCTGAACCTATTGGTCTCATATTCTTGTTTTTTAATAATAGTTATTATTCTTATAAATATACGGATTTTTATAAAAAAATCAATATTGTTCGTTTTCTAATGATAAAAACTCATCTTTAACATCAATACCTAAATCAGCTAATTTATCCATATAGCCAGATCTTCTTAAATATTTGAAAACAAGATTCTCTGTACTATATTCACCCGTTGCATTTAAACCACTTTTTCTATAAGCTCTTATCTTCTCTTTAAGCTTTTTTAATTTAAGTAATTTAGCATCTGGTTCCTCTTCTTTTTGGATATCGTCTAGTTTTTTCGTGAAATCTTTAACTTTCTTAATGATATCTTTTTTATTTATAGGTGCTTTATCTTTACTAGGTTGTTTTCTCCATTTATTGTAAAGAATACTATATATACCATCAGAAGCGTCTAACTCTTCTTTAATGTCTTGCACATATAATTCAACATCAAAACCCTTAACCTTTATATTATGTTTAAGGTTATAAACTTCTTTTTTAGCGGTAAAAAATTCATCAACTAAGTCTAAATCGTCATTAACCTTTTCTTTATCAATAACAATGTGTAAATCAACATCAGAATATTCAGACCAATTATAGTTTGCCAAACTACCGACAAATAAAATATCCTCAATAACAAATGTATCAATACCAAGACTTTCTATGAAATCTTTTGCTATAGCGATAAGGTGTTCCCTAACATCTTTATGTAATTTAATTGTTTTAAAATCATCAGAAGAGGCGTTATCCCAAATATCGGAATAAAGACTGGCCCTAACGTTAAAACTGCTAATAATATTGTCCATATCTAATAAATATCTTTGTATTGATAAAAGGACGTTAAATCAAATAATCTTCTTCAAATTCTTCAGAAATATAATGGTCATCTTTTTTTTCTATCCAACCAGTGATGATATATTTGTATTGACCATTTTGTGGGGGGTTACCACGATGTTTATGTGTCCATAAAGCTGGGGCTATAACTAATTTACCCGCTTCTGGTTTTACTTTTTGTGAGTTAAACTTGAATTCCGTCTCACCACCGTTGTCAACATCATTTAGGTAGTAAATAAAGAATAGTTCTCTTTTACTGGTTATACCACCCTCATTTTCGTGGTGCCAAGCGTAATAACCTTGATCATCGATGTATCTTTGCATTTGCATATGTGGTTGACCGTTATTACCAGCCATATAACAAGATTGGGCCGTTCTTACGGCAGATGCTTTTGATGCGAATCCACCTGTAATTGTCATAAAAGTGTTTTGTTCAATATATTCAACAAGGTTACCCAATAGATTTTCTCTTAAGTAATCATAGATATACAACCAATTTGGGTTATCTAAATTTAAGTGAATCATCAAATCAGTTGATGATTTAACAAGTTTATTAACACCAGCACCGCTAATACCTTCAGTTTGGCTTCCAGATGTTTCAAATTCATTTATAATAAGATCACAAACTTCTTTAGATATAGCGTTTTCGTAAATTTTAATTAGGTTATCCATTATAATGTTTTGTTATAAATAATTTTAAAGTTGGTTATATGGTCATTTAATCGTAAAGGTATTGCTTTATGTTCGCTAAAATCACAAAGCTCTGAGTTTTTAAAAAATACATAAACATTACAATTAAATTTATTTGCTATTTCATCGGAATATTCTTTTATTTTTTTAACGAAATCACCAAAAGAATCATGATTTTTATCAAAAATAATAAGAATATCACTTTTATCTAATATATTGCTATATGTGTAGATTAATTTATTTTCTTGCCAAAATTCAATTCTCCAATTACCGATTTCATTCATCGGATAGGCACCCCATGTACCGCTATTCAGAAACATTTCACCAAAAAATTCATCATTATGGAACCATTTAACTAAATAATTTTGGGTTCCACGTATGGATATCTTTGCTGTGTTATGAAAAGTTATATTAGCCCTAGATTCGTGTCGTATATCAACGTACATATATTAAAGTTTTCTGTATGTATAGGCTTTGGCTATATTGGCGTTGAAGTATTTACCCTGGCTTTCGGCTAAATTCATGGCAGCAAAGGTTTCATGTGGCACATCATCGTACTCATATACCATACCATTATTAAAAGTTACTTGTAGTTTTTTTGTATTAGTATTATACTTACCCTCTTTTATATTTGAACTTTCGTAAGAAACTACAACATTCTCACCCAAATATTTTTTACTTGCTACTGACATTTTGTTCAATATTAACATTTCTTGTTGGTGTTATTTTTACAAAATTCTTAACCGTAGCTAAGTCATGAACTATGGTGTTATGAACTATAACTTTCCCGTTTTCAGTATCTTGTGTGGATTTTGTTGTTATTATTAAATGATTACCACTAATCATGGATATGTTATTCATACCCTCTTTTTCGGAATATTCTATGAATTTACCGTCATTAAAATAGATTGTTGTCTTTTCCATAAATATTTATTTATAACAATAATAAGGAAAAAATTTGCTTATGTCAATATTATTCCTATCTTTGCATAAAATATAGATACACATGAAAGAAAGAATGTCAAACGAGTTAAGGAGCGCCTTTACAAAAGGCCAGGGGATCGCATTAAAATATAATGACTCGATGCTCAGGTTACAGCATGTTGTTTTCGGTATATTAACAACCGAAAATATGATTTATGAGGTTGTTAAAAATAAGGTCCTCGATTTTGATGTTATGGTTGAGGATTTAAATAACATGAACAAGAGGTTATCTGATAAATCTAAGGATGATAATAGTACGATATTACCGTTTGAATCGGATTTACAAGATCTAATTAAAGAGTGTATATTAAGAAAAAAACAAACTGAGTACATAACTGTTGAGTTATTTTTCTCAATTTTTATGGAGAAAGATAATGCCATAACCAAATTATTTAAAGAATATGGTCTAACTAAAACTTTTGTGGCGAAAAAAATTAAACAATTGTCAACCCCACAAGCCAGTTCGTTTTCAAATGATGATGAAATCCCTAAGGAACGTAGTAAATATGTACCTGTTGACCCTGGTAAGAATAATAAAACAAAAACACCTATGTTGGATAGTTTTGGTCGTGATTTAACAGCGCTATCATTAGAAGGTAAATTAGACCCAGTTATTGGTAGGGCAGAAGAGGTTGAACGTGTTTGTCAAATTTTAACACGTAGAAAGAAAAACAACCCGATTCTTATTGGTGATCCAGGTGTTGGTAAAACAGCTATTGCTGAGGGTTTGGCTATAAAAATAGCAACAGGTGAGTGCCCAAGACCTTTACTCAATAAACGTGTTATTACATTGGATATGACATCTCTTGTTGCTGGTACAAAATACCGTGGTCAATTTGAGGAAAGAATTAAAGCTATCGTGGATGAGGCTAAAGATAACCCTAATGTGATATTATTCATTGATGAGTTACATACAATTGTTGGTGCTGGTAATTCTTCTGGGTCTTTGGATGCCGCAAATGTGTTTAAACCAGCTTTAGCTCGTGGTGAACTTCAATGTATTGGTGCAACAACTTTAGATGAGTATCGTGAACATATTGAAAAAGATGGGGCCTTAGATCGTAGGTTTCAAAAAGTTATGGTAAACCCACCACAATTAAATGAAACAAAAGAAATCTTAATGAATATAAAAGAAAAATATGAGGATTTCCATAAAGTTACGTATACAGAAGAAGCGGTTGATGAAATAATTTATTTGGCTGATAGATATATCACTAATAGAGAGTTTCCAGATAAAGCGATTGATATTATGGACGAAGCTGGTTCAAGGACACAGGTTGCTATTAAAGCCCCTCAAAAAATTAAAGATCTTGAGATAAAACTAAAAGATATAAAAGAGCAAAAACAAGTTGTTGTTAAAACACAGAATTTCGAGCAAGCGGCTAGTCTACGTGATCAGGAGAAAAAGATTTTGGTTGAGTTAGATAAAGAAACTGCGAATTGGAAATTAATGATTAATGATAAACGTAATGTTGTTGATGCTGATATGATTTCAGAGGTTGTGTCAATGATGACGGGTATACCAATTAGTAAAGTCTCTGAAAATGAGGTCGAAAAATTACTATCTATGGGTGATGATCTAGCTGATTGTGTTATTGGTCAATCAGAAGCTATCGATAAAGTTGTATCTTCTATTAAAAGAAATAGAACTGGTATTAGAAAGCAATCCAAGCCAATTGGTTCATTCTTATTTATCGGACCAACTGGGGTTGGTAAAACAGAGCTAGCTAAATCATTATCTGAAAAGGTTTTTGGTTCAATAGATTCTATGATACGTATTGATATGTCCGAATATTCTGAAAAATTTAATATCAGTAAATTAATTGGGGCGCCCCCAGGGTATGTCGGTTACAACGAAGGTGGACAGTTAACGGAAAAAATTAAAAATAAACCGTATTCCTTAATCCTATTTGATGAAATTGAAAAAGCACACCCAGATATTTTCAATGTTATGTTACAATTATTAGATGAAGGGTTTTTAACAGATTCTAACGGTAGAAAAATTAATTTTAAAAACACTGTTATTATTATGACATCTAATATTGGTTTAAAAGAGGTCCAAGATTTCGGTACTAAGATCGGTTTTAATGATTCCGAAGCTGATGCTATTAGTAATTCAAAAAGTATTATAGAAAAAAACCTAAAGAAAACCTTTAAACCAGAGTTTATTAATCGTTTGGATGAAATTGTTTATTTTAATTATCTCAATGAAAGTGATATCACAAAAATAATAGATTTACAGTTGGGTGAATTTGAAAATCATTTAAAACAAATCGGGTTTACCTTTAAGGTTGACAAAAAAACGAAGGATTTTATACTAGAAAAAGGTTTTAATAAACTTTATGGGGCTAGAGAGATCCAAAGAACCATACAAAAATATGTTGAGGGCCCAATTTCAGATGAAATGTTGCGTAAACAAATGCCAAAATCTGGTAAGATAAATGTTATCTATGATAAAAAACTAGATAAAACAACGGTTAAGATAACCGATTAAAAAAAAGATAAAAAAAAAATAACACGTTACTGTTGCCTTATTAGTATTTGATACTATTTATATGTTAGTAGTTTAAACTAACATATATAAATGGCAACAGTAACAATTTATCTTAGAAAAAATTTAGGAAGAGCGCTTTCTTACACAGAACTTGACGCTAACTTCACAAACATTAAAAATACAGTAGAGGGTTTAGGTCTGACAGACTTAAATGACATTGTTTTACTGAACCCTCAAAACGGGGATATACTTGTTTACAATAATGTAACTCACAAGTTTGAGAACACTAAAAATCTAAAAGGTTCTTACACCTTAGATCAATTAAGTGTTACAGGTATGACGGAAAATTATAATCCAACATATTTTGTTTCATTTAACCCAACAACAGGTGAATTCGGTTTCTCAGAAGTTGTTTCTGGTACTAGTGGTACGGCTGGTACTTCTGGTGTAAGTGGTGTTTCGGGTTCAAGTGGTTCTTCAGGTAGTTCAGCTACTTCAGGAACAGCTGGTTCATCAGCGTTGAGCGCATCATCAGCTACATCAGGAACCTCTGGGTCTTCTGGATCTTCGGGTACAATCGGTGCTTCAGCGTTATCTAGGACTTCTGGAACCTCTGGTTCAAGTGGTTCTACGGGAACGGCTGGTGTTGATGGGGCTTCAAATAGTTCAAAAACTTCAGGTACAAGTGGTTCTTCTGGTTCTACAGGCACAAATGGTACTGCTGGTAACTCTGGTTTAAGTGCATTAAGTGGTTCATCTGGTTCTACAGGTACAAATGGTACAGCTGGTGTAGCTGGTAATAGCGGTTTATCCGCTTTAAGTGGGTCTTCTGGTTCTACAGGTACAAATGGTACTGCTGGTAATAGCGGATTAAGTGCTTTAAGTGGATCTTCAGCGTCTTCAGGTTCAAGTGGTACAACTGGTACAACTGGTGCTTCAGCGTTAAGTAAATCTTCTGGAACCTCTGGTTCAAGTGGTTCAACAGGAACCGCTGGTGTTGATGGTTCTTCAAATACTTCAAAAACTTCAGGTACAAGTGGTTCATCTGGTTCTACAGGAACTGCTGGAGTTGATGGTGCTTCAGCATTAAGTAAATCTTCAGGAACTTCAGGAACATCTGGTTCTAATGGTGTTGCGGGTAATAGCGGTTTATCCGCATTGAGTGGGTCTTCTGGTTCTACAGGTACAAATGGTACAACAGGTGTTTCTGGTTTATCTGCTTTAAGTGGATCTTCCGCAACCTCAGGTAGTTCAGCTACTTCAGGAACAGCTGGTTCAAATGGTATCGCAGGTAATAGTGGTTTATCTGCATTAAGTGGATCTTCTGGATCAACGGGTACAAATGGTACAGCTGGTGTTGCTGGTAACAGCGGGTTAAGTGCATTAAGTGGTTCAAGTGGTTCAACAGGTACAAACGGTACTGCTGGTAATAGTGGTTTAAGTGCGTTATCAGGTTCATCCGCATCTTCAGGTAGTTCAGCTACTTCAGGAACAGCTGGTTCTAATGGATTGAGCGCATTAAGTGGATCTTCTGGTTCATCAGCTACATCAGGAACCTCTGGTTCTAATGGTATCGCTGGTAATAGTGGTTTAAGCGCATTGAGCGGTTCGAGTGGATCAACAGGTACGAACGGTACTGCTGGTATCGCTGGTAACTCTGGTTTATCCGCATTAAGTGGGTCATCCGCTACTTCTGGTTCAAGTGGTACAACTGGTACAACGGGTGCTTCAGCGTTAAGTAAATCTTCAGGAACAAGCGGTTCGAGTGGATCTACGGGTACTGCTGGTGTTGATGGGGCTTCAAATAGTTCAAAAACTTCGGGTACAAGTGGATCAAGTGGATCTACAGGTACAGCTGGTGTTGATGGCGCTTCAGCGTTAAGTAAATCTTCAGGAACATCTGGAACCTCTGGTTCTAATGGTGTTGCTGGTAACAGCGGTTTATCTGCATTGAGTGGATCAAGTGGATCTACAGGTACAAATGGTACAAACGGTAATAACGGTATTGCTGGTAATAGTGGGTTAAGTGCATTAAGTGGATCTACAGGAACCTCTGGTTCTAACGGTACTGCTGGTGTTGCTGGTAACAGCGGATTAAGTGCGTTAAGTGGATCTTCTGGTTCAACGGGTACGAATGGTACCGCAGGTAATAGTGGTTT